AAAGCATGCAACTATGTGAGAGTTAAAAGAAGGCCGTTGTTAAGTCACTAACTTAATAACGGAAAGGAAACCTACCATGTCCGAAGCCATAGAGTCTCAAACCACTTTTGACGCTATCGAAGATGAACAAGCGGAAGTGGTGACACTTGAGGAATTAAAAGCATGGTTGCTTGAAAGTGAATCCTAAAAATCCAACAAATACGACTTCGTAGGGAATTATCTAACGCCCCGCTCTTTGATCTTTTCCGCTGCCCATTGTCGTTCTGGGTCACTGATTGCCCCATTGATTACACCATCCAACTGATAGCGCTCATTCCCTTGCACCAATGCCGCTAAATAGCGCCCGTGATGGGTGTGCATTCTTAGAACCTTCTGCACTACTTTTTTCGATGCACCGGGGAAATGTTCATCATTGACTAGCCGGAACACATCTTTATCTATTCCAAGCGCTAAGGGCTGGAAATTCAACCAAACGGGAAAGGCATTCAAGCGGTCGTTTAACTCCTTGGCCTTCAAGTCGCTGGGTGCAATAGCGGGCTTCTTGGTGGGTTTTCGCGTTGTTTTTTTCTTATTAGTCGGCTTGCCAATGGGTTTACCTTTGGGATTGGCCGGTTTAGCCGGTGCAGGGCTTAATTCTTCGCGTCGGATGATGCGCTTGCCAGTACGGCTAATCGTTCCCGTGGTTGTGGGGGTACTAGCAGGCTTTTTATTGAGGCTTAGTGTTTTTTTGGGGGTATCGGTCATGGTCTCTCTGTACCCGTGGTGTGAGTGAATCGGGGTTTCCCGGCTGGCGGTATTGTATGCGGCAAGTGTAGCACCCTGCCCTTGAGTTTGAATAAAAAACCAAAGGTAAGTATCTGTACGATTGAACTTGCTTTGGGAAGTGTCGCAACTGTCGCAACTGTCGCAGTCGCAATTGCGACAGTGAGAAAAGCAGGATTCTGAGTAACTCTAAAATAAAGGTTAAATAGATTATTTATAATAAAAATAATAACTTATATATATTTTATTATTAATTAGTAAATTCTATATATCTAATTATCCATCACTTTACCCCTTTACTGTCGCAACTGTCGCAACTGTCGCAACTTTTTTATGATCATTTTCTACAGACGGAAAAAAACCGGATAACAAGACCCGGCTTGATCACTTCCACCTTGGTTATTTTGCTTTTCTAAATGCCACTATCTGACCGCCTGCCCTGAGTTCATCTAGGCAATCTGCCCATGCTTGCAGCATCTCCCGCCGCTGGTGAATCGCTTCGCTACTATCAGCGCGGTTATAGCGTCCGCGAATACTGTTATCACGGTGGGCAAGTTGTTGTTCTATCAAGTCCATGTCCCAAAGGCGGGTACGAGTATCCTGTTCACGCATACGATTCAACAATGTGGAAGCCATGCCCCTAAATCCATGTGGGGTCATGGTATCGTTGTCATACCCCAACGTCCTTAGTGCAGCTCTAACTGCATTTTCACTCATACAACGACTTGCACCACGTGCATTAGGGAATACATAGGCAGATCGTCCCGTATGAGGGTATAGCTCGCGTAAAACTGCTACCGCTTGAGTTGATAAGGGGATGATATGACTGGAAAGGTTCGCTTGCTTTTCGTGGGTAGGTGCTTTCATACGCTTAATCGGGATCGTCCATAAGGCTTGATCAAGGTCTATTTCTGACCATTCCGCTGCTCTCAACTCTCCCGGTCTCAACATGACTAAAGCAGACAACTGCAAGGCACATTGAACTATGAATGTCCCTTCAAAATGATCTATATCGCGTAAGAGTTGCCCCACTTTGACTGGATCAGTCAGGGTTGCAAAGGGCTTTTTACTTCTGGGTTTAAAGATGATGTTGTTATCAAGGTCTACTGTCGGGTTACGTTCGGCCAGCTCTAAAGAAATAGCATGTTTATAGACTTGGCTAATGTATTGCTTCACCCGTCTAGCTGCATCCCCTGCCCCACGTGCCTCGATGCGCTGTACCAAGCGGGTAATCTCTGCTGGGGAGATTTTATTAATATTCTTCTGCCCTATCCACGGGAAGGTATCATTCTGTAAATAACGATTGACCCTAACAAAATGCCCCTCTGACCATGTTGACTTATTACGCTCTACCCATTCTAAGGCAATCACCTGAAAACTCTGCTTACCTGCTTGGCACTCCAACGCTTGCAAGTGCTGCTTATGGTGGGTTGGGTTAATACCTCTAGCCACTAAAGCCCGCGCCTCTTCATGTTGTTCTCGGGCTTCTTTTAAGCTCATTTCAGGGTAATTACCCAAAGAATGAATAGCTGGTTTCCCCTCTATTCGGTAACGATAACGCCAGTATTTCCCAGTCTTGGTTACATACAGCAACAAACCGCCCCCATCTGCATAAGTTGCTGGTGAACCATCTTTTTCAGGCTTGGCATTTTTAACGGTTGAATCTTTTAGTTTCTTATTCATTTGTGTATATCGCTCTCTTTAAGTTGGAACGATATACACAATAATATGCACAATTTAATGCTATGCCATGCTACTTCATGCAACCACATGCAACAAAAAAGCCCTTGCAGATTGTGGCCTGCAAGGGCTTTTAGGACAGTATGCAACAACATACTACAATATTTTGGTAGGCATAATTGGACTCGAACCAACGACCCCCACCATGTCAAGATTGCTGAAAAAACTCGATAAACAATTGTTTTTTAAGTAGATGGCTTTAGATTTTAAATACAGACTTAAATAAATTCGCATTAATAAAAACAAACACTTAAAGATCATTTGCAACAAAACTTTTGTGCTTAAGGAACCTAGCGCTCTCAGTTAATCCTAATTATTAATTACTTTGATTGAATGATCTGCGCGACTTGAGTCATAGCCTCCAACGCCTCAACGATACTATCCTCATCACTCATCCCTTGAGCTGCTTGCACTGACAACAGCTCACCACGCTCTAGCTTTCCGCTGACTAGTGTCATTAGCGGTGCAGCAATCAGAGCTGCATTACGCACATCATCAATTGATTGAGCTGTTGCTAACGCACTAAATATTTTTAATTGGATGTTTAAAGCAGCGGAGAGCGCGTTGGCGGTTTTCCCCAGTAGTGAGTCTATATCATATTTTCCGTAAATATTTTTACGAAGCGCATTTTGTGCTGACATTTTTTTAGCTATATCCATGTCTAATGGATCGACATGTACATTTTTAAAACCAGCTTCAGTCATGCGCTCAATGCCGATTTCGGCATCAGCATAATCAACCATGCTAACAACATTTGCATTTGCATCTAATAATTTGACTAGCATCACAATACCTCAATACTTAATGGCGTAATACGACCGCCAGTAAACTTTAAACTAGCAATACCCCCAGGTGCAGCCTGGGTTGTAGCGTCAAATATGATCTGATTAAAATATTGAGATATTATTTTTAGTCTTAAGTAAAAATGATTATTAGATGCTACATAAAAAAATGGAGCCATGCCGTTATCTGTACATCTCTGCTGATGTACACCGGTATAATATAAATATGCTGATATTTGCTCATCACTATTTAAATTAGAACCATAATTATATCCACGAATTCTGTATGAACACATAAGAGATGCGGCATTGTTTTTTAGCAATCCTGTATCTAAATGTAAGTACGCCATGCCATCCGCTCCTGAGTCTCTAGTTACTAATGCAAAATCGTCTGATCCTGCCACGCCCGCACTCTGATAGTTTAGTGTTCCCCCGAAAATACAAAAATATGTTTTTTTCGTCCCCGTACTGACGATCCCTTTATTTAACTCATTTATTGCATTGTTAACAGCAGTTGTTAGCTCTGTGCGCTTTTGCTCATGCAGCGCACTCTGCTGCGACCAATTCTGCCAACTCACGCCTAGATCAGTGAGATCTGAGCTGAACGTAGCATAACTGTCGTTAGCAGCAGCTTCCGCCTGAACTGCGCCATCTTTTGCGGCCACGGCTTGCTGAATATAGTGAGTCATTTCAGGAGCTAATGCACCCTTCGCTTCCTGTGCCGCCAGCGCCGCCGCCTCTTCGGCTTGTGTTTTTGCAGTCTGAGCTTGCTGGATATACCCCGCCATATCTTGCTCAAGCAGCGATTTGGCCGCTGCTGCTGCTTGCTGTGCTGCTGTCCCAATCGACCCCGACACTTGTTTTTGCGCCGCCAAAGCAACACCCGCCGCATCCACGGCCAGTTGAGCATTATCAATCGCAATCTGATTCGCTTTAGCCGCGTCTGAGGCAGAGGTTGCTGCATTTTTCGCTGATGCATCAGCCGCTGTGGCGAGGTCTTGAACTTGAGTCAGCACCCCATCCGCCTTAGCAGCCAATTTTGCCGAATTCGCAGCAGCCAGCGCAGACGACTCTGCTTGTTGCTTGGCGGTATTCGCAGCCCCTGCATCTTGAGCGGCTGCTTTGGCACTGGCGGCTGCTTGCTGTGCCTGGCTATTGACCTCAGCATCTTTAGCTTCACGCTCCTCAGCGTAATTTGACATTCGCAGCCACGCGGTATTCGTTTTGGTGACAAAAGCAACGGTATCACCCGCTACTAATAAAATGTCCCGTAAATTCAAGCCCATGCTTTACACCTCGACCAAGCTGAGTTGTGTGGTATGTTGTTGATAGTTGGCGTGTACATAAGCCAGCGGCTGCTCCAGCAAGCCAATAAACGCATAGTTATCTTGTTGGTACGCAGAGCCTTTGGGCAGGCCCGACACGAACACTGGCTCATTCGCATACCTGACTTCTGCGTCATAGATCGTTTGCCGATCCAGCTCCCCCATATTGCCTAAGCTCAAACTCCACGCCTTAGCTTTACGATTGAGTTGATCGCGCACACCAAAGCCACTGGCCAAACGCGCTACTGAACCATGTACTAAAGGCGTTAAGGTATTGCCGTAATCAAAGGAGTCATTGAGTGGGAGGGATTTACCTGCGAATAACAGACCCAGCTTTAGATTCCTGCTGGACGCGGCATTGCTGATCGTCACACGAATTTTTGAGGCAGTGGTCAGTGGTAAGGGTACATAAACTGTATCAGCATAAGGCTTAGCGCCGGGTGGCAGTGGATCATAAGGATCAATCCCGCAGCGCCAAACCGTACTAATCGGTAGCTGACCCGTGGCAGCCGTCGGCCCCAACAGTTTGCTTGCTAACACCGCATTGCTTGCGTCCAGCAACTCTACACTGACATTCGCCAGCTGCGGCAAATTGTGCTGATTGAGCACTAAAGTATCGAGCTCAGCCCCACCACCCAAACTGCACTCCAGCACCACCGGCTGATTCGCATCAAACTCGCAATAGCGTGAACGATGCTCTTGAGCCAACCAAGCCACTTGGCCACGCAATAAGGTGCCACTGATTAACGACACCGTACCCCGCCGCACCAAATCCCCAAATACTAATTTTAAAGGCGTGCAGCTCATAGCAGCAGCTCCACATCCGTTAAGCCACTGGAACGAGCACGAGCCATGCGGGTAATCAATCCCACCCCGCGCACGTCTTCACAATCCACACTCACGCGATCACCGACTCGCAAGCCCCACGCGACAGAACGCATTTGACCCGTCCAGCGCCGGTGTGCTGAACCTTTACGTTGTGTTAAGAGCGCCAAGAGTGCCTCTGCAACGGAGGCTTCCACAGCTATGCTGGCGTGCTCAAGAGAAGATTCAAATGCACCGGTACTCGCAAAACTGGCTCGAGTGAGTGTGTTATGTGCTTGGGTAAGTCGAGTGGCTTGAGCTTGGGTTAATACCCCCACTTCGACCGCACCAGCGAGCACGTCCTGATCTAAAACCACATGATTAGGGGCAAAGTTGAGCGTGAGCTTATTCACTGGCCGCTCTAGTGCAGCCGGTTGTAAATCTAAAACATCATCATCAGTAATCGTAATATCCAGCGGCTCAGCTTGATCCGAGATCAATTCAATCCGACCCAACGCATCTAAGCGCCACCAGCAACCTACTGAGGCAACCAACTCATCCAGTAAACTCGCAAAGCTAGGCTCGCCAGTGACATATAAACCCACCACCGCTAAGCGCTGCCAGCTTTGTGTTCCAAAATGGACGACTTCAAACCCCGCCCGATTAGCAATGACTTGCAACACCGACAATAAGGTCTTATCACTTTGCTGGACTTCGCAAGATAGCGTCCCCACCGGGCTATTCGCGAGCTTAAACTTACCTGCCGACAATAAAGGGGTGCAATCAACCGGAATACCGTTATCACGTGGCTGCACGCTTAACACAGCCCCGTCATGTACCTGATACACTTGTTCCGCGTAATCAATCAAAACCGGCGCGACATTAAACAATGCGCCAAAGCACAGGGGTATTTCTTTAAGTTCGCCCCGCACATCAATATCTAATTGCGGAATAGGCTTTTCGAGCAAAGCCCCCCGATCCACTACATCGAACGTAAAACGCCACCCATCGCGGCGTACATCTTCAATCAACGTGCGAGCAATCGGCACAAAGGCGGCCCGTGGCCACGTCACATCCCCAAAATAAAACCGACACTCACAGCCCACCCAAGCGTAACTTTGCCAATCGTCCGGCGTGCTGTGATTAATCACCACAAAGTCACCCACACCGGCATGCGTCTCCAGTGATTCTTCAAACACTGGGTCCTCTAACAGCCATGCATCGTAAGCTGTACCAGACTCTGATAAATACGGTAAGGTCGATAAATAAACCGTGCCAGTGCTGTGCTCGGCTTCAATCAGCACCGTGCGATGGGCGTCAAATAAGGGATTCGTGAGCCATGCAATAAACTCTGGTGTCATGCACCCACCTCCACTACTTGACGGTCTGTGCTAATGACATTACTCATGGACTGGGTTTGCACGGCAGATAGCCGTGCTTTTAAGTCAGCTAGAGGATCGACCGCTTCAGCCGTTACAGTGACTGAGGCACTACTAGAGCTAGCCCCACTACCTGACCCATCACAGCAATGTTTACCCGCGCGCATATCAGACAGCATCTGATACATGATCCATTCTAGGGTCATCTCTGGCGGCAGGCTGCCAGTTTCGTCGAGCTGAACCAGATCAATGCGATCCCGACTCACATCACCCGTAATAATCAGTAGTGATCCATTGCGGGTGTAATCTTGCGGTGTGAGCAATTGCCCATTTAGCAAAACCAAATAGTTTTGGCTTAAGGAACTCGGCAGTGTGACTACCGAGTTACCCGCCATTAACACTGCACTGGCAGGGTAATACTGCATCTTAGGCTACCGGATAGTAGACCACGTGCATCACATCACCCGGGTCTGGGCTAGCTACAAAGTGTAATAGTAGTGGATTGGTAGCATCTTGTGCCCAATCCGCCACTGGATAGGTATCAAGACCATTCCACTTGGGCAAAAATAAAAGATCCGTATTGCAATCACTAGGGAGCAAGAAATCCTTGTTTGTTCCGTCAATAACCCCTGCCAGCACAGCACGCTTCATCACATGATTGGCATTACTCGGTACAGCAGTCGCTAGCGTCTTGCCAATATACTGATAGCACTTAACTCTGATTGAATCGGCTTGAGCACTCCCCGTTTCTGTACGATTTTCGCTATTAAAAACTAGCACACCTGCATCGTAGTCTAATGACCAATCAGAGGTATGTAGTTCAGGAATCCGAGCATTGCCCATGCTTGACCCACCATACACCTCTGCCACATACAGTGGCCCACCCATCGCCGGATCAATCAGACGGGTAAGCATATCGCTTTTATCACCCGATCCTGAGTCCCAAGTCCCTTGCCATGTTTCTTTCAGTACCCATGCTTTGTTCCCGGGTACACCTCGATCCAAGGTTAAACGCAGATCAACAACCCGAATACGCGGAATATTCTCTTCAAAAAACTTGGCATTCGTGGTCGTATAGGCTTTACGCTTGACGTCCTTAAACGATACGTCGGTTTGAATTGCACTTGAAATAGCCATGCTTTACTCCTTACCAATCGCTGCCACACCTTGCTCAGGAAACAAGAGTTGACGATAACCGTCCGCACTGTTGAGTTTGGTTTCGTCAATCACACGATAGGTTTTTTGAGTGGCAACATCACCGGTGGCCACCACGACCACATCACCTTTTTGTACTTGGGCTGTGGTCAGGGCAAACATGGCCGCCTCAGAGGCAACCGTAACGGTGTCGCCGATTGCTAGTGCTGGCAGTTGACTGGTCAGCAACTTACCGCCCGCATCTAAAGTCGCAATACCATTCGCCGCACCTTTACTGGCGATGATGTTGTTAATGTTAGTGGTATTAACAGGCACTTGAGCAAGTACGTCTTGAACGCTTTGCTCTAATAGACCGAGAACAACTGATTTAGCCGCAATTTGCTTAGCGGCATTAATGAGAGAACGTGCCATGAGAGGCTCCTTTTATTTTTGATTGTAACTTCCGCTGCTGGTTGCCCAGCGTAACTACCAGTTGATTAAACTTTTGGTAGTCAGAAGCGGCGTATGAGCGTTCTAGCTCCTCAATCTCAGTCTCGTTCTCAAACTCAAAGATAATATGAGTTGAGGTAATTTTACCGGATTTTCCGGTCGTTAGGCTAATAAAAGCAGCAAAACCTTTAGGCTTGACAGGCACTTGAATCATGCTTGTTTAGCCTCCACACGATCAGCTAATTCCATGATTTCTTTGGCCATGAGATACAAAGCCCCTTGTTCTTCTGCATCCATTGCCTTTTCTGCACTTTGTGTCAGGGAATCGGCTGAGGCTCTAAACATGGCAGCCACTCCGGCATGAGTTAAACCATAGATGGTTTTGATCTGTACCTCGGCCAATGCTTCAACCATGACCATCGCAGCGGTCGCTATGGCTTCGGCCCGGTCAATTTTCGGAGCCTGTTCAATAGGTTTAGGAGTCCATATAGCTTTGAGTTGTTGTATTAATTTCACGCTGTTTTCACCTGTTTAACACGATCAGAACGCCACGCATCCCGACGTGCTTGGTTTTGATTAGTAAGTGACTCTTGGTTTTGGTTGATCATCACCGAGCGTTGCTCGTGATCGACTTGTGCATCTTGAGAGCGGTCTTTGCTAAGCTTTTCTACTTGTTTCTCTAAGCGCTCGTTCGATTCACGTAATCGCTTAATTTCATCTAAAAGGGCTTGATCATTTTCAATACGAGGTGGCTGCACTAAGACAGGATTAAAGTGCATGACCTGCTGTACTTGAGGCATCTCTACTGGCTCATAATGTGTACTATTTTCAGCCAACGAGGAGGCAATATAAGACATTGCCCGAGGCATGAAGTCGAGCAAGTTAATCACGTTGTGGCGCACTGAATCAGATTGCGTTGGGCTAAAAATAATCTCCCCATCATGCGCTTGAATTAACTGATCACCGCGCAAACCATCCGATCCGACTCTAAAAGAAGGAATAGCTGACTTACCAATACTGGCGGCATTATCATTGAGCGCTTTTGTATTTTTCCGCGTATATTCAAGATAAGGCTTTAAATACGATTCAGTTAAACCTCTAGTGCTTTCTGACGTATTCCACACACCTGCTAAATAAGTCCCTGTTAACTGATCACGCGTGTAAGTAGTCAGGGAGTTAATATTGGTTCCAATACCTCTTAAAGCTGTGGTCTCTGACTTCGTATCACCTGTATTTGTTTTTGTATCCCCGGTATAACCAAGGATTCCCTGTAACTGGGCATTTAATTGATCTTTAATGCCGGGCGGCAGTGTATTTACATAACTTTGCAGGCTTTGCAATTCGCGTTTCAACGTAGCGGGATCAGCTGCATCTCTAATCGCTTGCAAGTGCGGTGCTAAGCCACTTTTAATATTATCGGGAAGATTCGGTAAAGCGGCCAATTTATTAGCCATCAAGTTGCCCAGCGCATCAATATTCACGCCGAATTTTTGGGCTAAGGTAACACTATCAACGTGCAATACATCGGCGAGGCTATCGAGCTTGGTTAAAAATCCTTGATTGAGTTTGTCAGTATTTAAACCATAGGCACTGGCTAACTCTTGGCTCGTGACGCCTAATTTCTTGAGTAAATCAAAGCTATTTACATTCAGCTGATCAGCTAAACCGCCAATCTTGCCGATCATAGTCTTGTCGAGCTTATCCGCGTTGATCCCGTAAGCGGTGGCTAGATCAGTGGCACTAACCCCGATTTTTCCAAGTAATTGCAGGCTATTAACATTTAATAATCCGCTTAGCTCAGCAACTTTCTTTACAAACGTAGCATCAAGCTGCTTAACATTGATTCCAAAATCAGCCGCCAAATTATTAATGTTAACGCCATTTTGCTTGAGAATATCCCACGCTGACTTGTCAGTGGCTAAGCCTAGCTGGCCTATTTTTCCAGCCAACTCCTGCGCTAATGCCACCCGATCTTGTGCAGCAGTGGCAGCCGTTGCGTTACTATTCGCACTATTCGCGGCGGCTTGTAAGCTACTAATCGCGGACTGTTGTGCGGTAATTTGCTGCTCTAATGATGCAAGCGAAGTACTGCCAATCGTTCCAGGCTGATTCGGAGCTATGCCTGCCAATCCATCTAACACCCCAGCCAAGCCAGTCAGATCAGCCAGAATTTGAGCGATTTTATCTTGAGATGGCTTAGAGCTAGCATAAACATCCAAGTAAGACTGCTTGAGTTCATCAGCCAAACCTTGGATATTTTTGACTGCATCAGCATCACCTGTTTTAGCCAAGGCTAAGGTAGAGCTGTACTGTGTTTGGACTTCTTGCAGTTTTTGCAGTGGCGTTAATAACTCGTTGGAGCGCTTAAATCCGGCAATATACTCGCGTAAATCAACGGCTAGCTGCTTGAGCTGCTCATAGCGTGCGAGTTCTTCACGATAAGCTTCTTGCGCTGCATTATTCAGATCATCAATGCGTTGTTTTTCGTCGTCGTAGCGACTGCGTAAACTCTCTAAAGCAGCCTCAGCCGCATCGAGAGCAGATTGTGCAGCGGCTTGTGCTGTCGTGCTGGTATCAGCACTATTACTGGAGCCAGAGCTATAAAGATTACTAACTAGACCTTTAATATCATTGGTCAGCGCTGCTATTTTTTCTTTAATTTGCTGAGCTGTTCCGCCCAAGGTTACGAAAGCGCTTGTCATGCCCAGCGCGGTTTGAATCGCCTTTTGCCCAGCCGCGGTATGACTATCTTGAGCACGTATCCACTGGCGTAGATCAATGATGTTTTTGAGGGCCTTATCCCCGACTAAACCATACGTCTTATTAAAATCATCAACCGCTGCTCGTGCCTTTTTCTTAGCAATGGTTTCTTTTTGGGCATCAGTATAAGCGGCATCATTAAATGCCGACCATTGATCTTGGAGCTTTTTGGCTGCTTCGTCAGCCGTACCGCTTAGCGTTTTAAGCGCTTCTACCATATTCAAAAGAACAGCAATATTCTTCTGGCCAGCCTCAGTGGTTTTATCTTCGGCTTCGATCTTCAAGCGCAACTTAGCAATCGTGTCAATGTACTGACTACCAGACAAGCCTAGCTGCTTGTTGTACTCATCCAGCACTGTCTTAGCTTGCTGCTTACCCAGCACCTCACGCTCAGCTTCAGAATAAGCAGCTTGATAATACGCCTCCATTTTGCTCTTGAGCGCATCCATGCCACCGGCTGCATTCGATAAACCAATGGCTAGAGCCAGAACTTCTTCTTTGCTATGTCCTGCTGCCCAGCCCATGCTTTCTAGAGCAGGAATTAGACCGGAGTTGGTGGCATCTTCAATCAGCTTGAAGCGGGCAATAATCTCTTCCGCACTCATGTCTGCGAGTGCTTTACCGGCAGTAAGTGCTTTTTGCAGCGCGTCAGGCAACGCTTGAATGATTGTGCTGTAGCGCTGCTTCATGATTTGCTCAATCGAGAAGCCTTTTGACTCCAAGCCCGACAAAGCTGCTTTGAATTTATCAACACTGTTGGGGAGTGTTTTAGCAATCATGTCGTCTAGTAGTTTCATCGCATCTAAAGCTTTATGAAACTCAGGTACAAAACCTTTTTCGCGTCCAATCTTGTTAGAATCAGAAGTTGCACCGATCAGGCCCAGTGCCGTTTCACGATAATGCTCTTGGCCATTATGCCCACCCTGCCCTGTGAGTTGCTGGCCTTGCTGCATGCCTTGGCCAAAGACTAAGCTTCCTTCTTTTTTACCAAAGATTTTGCTTAGTGCAGCAACACCAGCAATTGCCCAACCCCAGCCGGGTATAGCAGAAACTAGACCACCAAAAGAACTCATGATGCCAGATAGGCCGCCAGAAATTGCTGTCCCAATACCAGTGAAACCACTGCTTGCAGAGCTAGCAATCCCGTTAAATAAACCACCTATACTAGAGCCAACCTTACCAATAGCGGAGTTGACACCCTTAAAGTTAAGGAGCCCCCCAAGTAACCCACCGCCCTGACCATTCGCACCATTTAAAGCTGTACTAATAGCATTGCTCAGATTCTTTTTGATGGGATCAAATAACGCGCTTTTTAGAGTATTAAGGATATTGTCACCAGCAGAACCCCAATCACCACTCATTAACGCATCGGCTAGTTCATCGCCAATACTTTGAGCAATCTTGATCGTTTCCTCTAGCTTCTTGTTATATTCCTCAGCATTTTGAATCCCAACTTGCTGCGCTTTATTCGCATACTCAAAACTTAGCTCAACAGCACGTGCTGCTTTATCCCCACCCTGTAACCGCGCCTCTAAAATCTGACGCTGTTTATTGAGGTCCTGCATGGTATTGCGGTATTTATCGAGGGAAGCGGTCTGCTTTTCAGTCGCTGCAATCGACTCAGCCACCGACCTTGGATAACCTTCGGATTGAGTAAGCGCCAAGGCTCTCAATTGTTCATCTGTTTTCCCAATTGCTTGCTGGGCCAAATAAAACGCATCATTCGCAGCTGTGGTAGCTTCCGCAATTCGATTGCGCTGATACAAAGCAGTCGCTTCTTTGGCATGAGCGGCACTCATTCCTTCTGAAATTTTCTGAGCTTCGTATTTTTGAATATTATTTAAGCCGATCAGCTGATATTCGTCTTCAAGCTCTTTCTTTAAATTACCAAACGCAATTAACTGCTTTTGCTGAGAGAAGGCATAGGCATCGTTCGCTGTAATACCTTGCTCTACTAGCTCGTTGTAATATTGCTGGTATTCATCTAAACCCGTATTTTTAAGCTCTATATCTAAGTTTTTGCGAATACTTACTACAGTATTTGAATAATTCAGCGCCTTAGCTTGCTCTAAATAAGCTCCCGATAAGCCTTGCGCTTTTAATTGAGTAGCATACTGCTCTTGGCCGTTTTGCTTTAATGCTAGAGCTTGATCCTCCAAACCTTTAATGATTTTCTCGCCTTCTAACGCGGCTTTTTGATCCATCAATGTTTGTTTTTGCGTATCGCTTAAGCGTTTTTCAGCTAATTCTGCTTTATAGGCTGCATTGGGGTCACGAATAGCTGCCATTTGTAAGCGTAGGTTTTTCTCTTCTGTTAAATAATCAGCTAGGCTTTCACGGCTTAAAACTTCTTGTTGAGCTACCGTATTGAATTGTTGTTGAGCGAGTTGATTTTCCCGAAGTTGTAATCCTTGCTTAGTAGCAGCGTCAATTTTCTGCTGTGCAGCATTAACTAACTTTTTCTCTTCATTACTCATATGAGCCGTGCGAAGAGCAAGAATATCGGCAGCTGTCACACGCTTATCATCTAACTGCCCTATGTATTTGACGTAATTAAGCTGATCCGTGTAATTTGCGGCTGTTTTAGCAGCACCCGCATTAATAGCAACCGTCTGAACCCGAACGTCACCAATGGACTTAGCAATAGCTTGCGCTATGCCCGCCCGCCGATCCATTTCCACATTTTTATCAGCAGGCCGCTCATAATACCTAGAGACAGCACGTGCAGCTTCAGCAGCGCTTGTTGTTGATTTAAGAATACGGCCGGCCGCCTGTTCTGACCCTTTAGTTAGCTCATAATGCACAAATCTGATTTGTTCCAATAGATCAGAGTCTTTGATAGATTTACCAAATACTTGTGCAAAATTCGCTTGTCGATCAGCATGCCACTGGGCCACCCCATAGGCTTTACCGCCATCACCAACCGCTCCAGGTCTAAACTCACTTTCTTGTTTTAAGTTTGCAGCAATACCGATAGCGTGCTGTCGACTCCATCCAAGTTTTTGGAACTCAGCAACCACTTGAGATGCTGTCCCCACCTGCTTTTTCATGGAAACAACGACATCATTGACCGTTTTTTCCTGTGCAACAGCCATATTAGCTAAGGCTGATTTAAAGCCAATATCTACACCACTTAAGGCATTAGCCGCTTTTTCTAAGTCTTTAGATACCTTTTCACCTAGATTACGCCCCGCTTCTTCTGCCCCCTGTAACGAGGTTTTATAATCATTCGCGGCGGACACTGCTGCATTAGTCTGGTCAATAATTCCACTAAAATCTAAAGCAGACTCATCCAAGCCCATTTCTTTGAGCTTAGCGTTGTATTCATCTAGTAAACCACCACCTAATCCAGCTGCTTCTTGTTGTAAGCGATTGCGTTCTTTAAGGAAATTATTGTACTGATCCGAGCCTGCAGCAGCCCTAGCTTCAGCATCGGATAGATCATTGAGGCGATCTTCATAATATTTGGCAGCAGCTGAACCATGCTCGATTTCAATACGCTGTTTTTGCAGCCCTTCTACAGTGGATTTAATCTTATTTTCATGCGCGCTGACTGCATCAATGGCTCGTTTGAAGCTTTCAGTCAGTTGATCTTGGGCTTCTTTGGTTAGACTAATTTGCTGGCCTTGATCAGCAAGCGCTTGAGTAGACTCATCCGTTGCCTTGCCATAACCCTTTAAGTTTTCTGTAGCAACGACAGTATTGGCGTTATTCGCGTCTTGAGTCGTTTTGATATTAGCCTGTTGCTGCTCTAACTTAGCCAACTCTTCATTAAGAGCGGCTAACTGCTTATTATAAATCCCTACAATACTCACATTGCCTACTAACTCACCATCAATCACTTCAGGTATCGAATACTCAGCGTCGATAGTTTGTAGGTTTCGGTCTAATTTATTACCCTTAGCATCCACACCAGCCAAAGTATTTTTAGTATTTTGTATCCTTGCTTTGAGAGCTTCAATTTCAGCCAAGGTATTTTTGGCAATTAAATCTGTTTCTTCTTTGATTGCCTTTTTGCGATCACTAGATGCATTAATGTACTCAGCATTTAAGTCAACCACCTTTTTAGTAATGTCATGATAAGCAAGATAATTACCTTCCAGATCTTTAATGCTATTGCCTTCATGTGCCTGTTGATCAGCAAGCTTACTTAACCCATAAGCTAGGCCACCCACTGCAATCACTAAAGCCCCTAACGGGCCACCCACTAAAGCTAATGCACCCGCAAAAGTACGCGCTGCGGCCGCACCTAACCCATACTGTGCATTTAATACGGCAGTTGCTTTAGCAGCATCAGCCTGTTTACTCGCAGCCAAAGAGGCGGCTGTAGCCGCAGCCGTGGTAGCAGACGCTGCCTTTTCACGCGATGCAATCAATACTGCTGAAGCACCAGCACTAGCTACTTGTGCAGCTTTTAAACGCTGTAAAGCAGCTGTATATCCATCTGTACCACGAGCAGCAATTAAATCAGCTCTAGCTAATTGCTCAGCTAGCAATAATCGTCGAGCCTCAGCAGCATTAGTTGCTGCTAAGGCATGAGCCTTTCTTGCTTCTAATGCAGCTTGTACTTGTGCTGCTTGTGCATTCTGAGCCGCCAACTGCCCTGTACTAGCTGCTTTAGCCATATCACTAGCAATGCTGGCTTTATCAGCAGTAATCTTGGTATAAGTTGCAGCAATATAAGAAGATAAGGAGCTAACCCCCTTAACTGCCAAATAGGTACCAACCATTGCTAGAGGCACTAGCAACAGCTCTGAGTTTTGTGCTAAACCATCTATTGCTACCGAAGCAGCCCTTGCCCAATTAGCTAATGTAGGTGAAGTGGCCGCATAAATTGAGAGGCTTAATTCAGTAATAGAGTTTTTAAGTCGATTCGTTTCAGCAGAAAGCGATTGGACAGCCGCATTACGTGCATCACCGCCATAAGCTTTATTCAGCTCAATAGCCAATTTTGGCAAAAGATCGGTTGCCAACACCTTTCCATCTTGCAGCATCTTATCAAGCTCAGCGGTTGTGACACCCATTGCTCGTGCTGCCATTTGGAATGCACCGGGCAAGCGCTCGCCTAATTGACCCCGCAATTCCTCGGCTTGGACCTTACCCTTGCTGATCATCTGCGATAGCGCCCGCAAAGTCCCCTCAGTATCTTCTACAGATAAATTGAGCACTCGTGAAGATTGTGCCACCGCTTCAAAAATAGATTTTTGCTGCTTCCCTTCTAAACTGGTGCCTTTAGCCGCTGCAGCCCATTTGCTATAAGCATCACCGAGACTCAACACTTCTAAGCCCAAGTCGTTGGCTACTTTACGGACATAATCCATTTCAGTACCGACTTGCGCCAGCCCGAAAGTAGCAGTGAAGCTGGCTTGCAGCCCCACTACTTTATTGCCAGCGGCATACACACCCATTAAAGCATTAGCAATCGCACTAATTCCTAAAGCGATGCCGGTATACATGACTGTTTGCCCAATAGCTGCACGGAATTGATCAAACGATGCAGCTGCACGCTGTGCTGTTTGATGCATGCTGGCTAGCTGTTGGTTGGTGCGTTTAGACTCTTCATTCAGAGCCTTCACATCACCGCGCAATAAATCGAAAGCACGGATATTCCCCGTCTTATCGACTTCTAGCCTGATCCCTGCTTTTAGATTGCTTTGTGCCATGATCCTTAAGGAGTGCTTGCATGTAGCCGTTCTCAATTGCGCGCAGACGCATAAAGAGATCGACTTGTTGAGTACGTGAAATGCGCTCTAAGCGCATTGCTGATTCGATTTGCGGGTAATCAAGGCCGTTGCGGCCATTGATCCCATCTCGCCACACCCACGGATGCTCAAAATACCATTCCACTGCCACGGCATTAGGGAGGTAGCAAATAAAAGCATTCGTAGGTTTGAGCTCGGACGCCTGCTGATACGCAGCTGCCGATGATGCAGAAACACCCAGAGCACTGAGCTCTTTTGATTCTGCTTGAGGGTTAGCAGTGGGCTTTAACCCCGCCGTTTGTTGGTAGTGCCTTTGTCCAAGTTCAGCAAGTTTTTTATTTCAGCCTCTTGATCTGATTTGGACTTACCGTTCGCAATTTTGGTGACATAATCCAAAATATCTCGATAGATTGGCCAGAAAAATGCGTCAATAGCCAGCACTTTTGAAACCACTTCATCATTCACCGGATAAAGCTCACCTGATGCAGTATCTTTCAAAGACCATTCTTGTAAATTTTCAAGCAGGAAGTCCTTTGCCCACTGGTCTCTGGCGGCATAAATATCACCAGCTTCAACCTCATTACCATCGTCATCCGTGCCGCGTAGGGCTTTATCATGCAAGATGATTTCCTGAGCTGCTTCTTTCATTTCTAACTTTTTAAAAGTTAGAAGCAATTTACCTTCGATACGTGTACCGGGTGGGGTAACTTTAATAGTGCGAGTTACGGTATCTGGCAAATCAGCGAAAATAATTTCCATTAGTTACTTCCAAGTAAAATCAAGGGGGATTAAGAAACGGACGGTTGCCTTGCGTGCAACATCACCGTCAATGGATGCCTTTTCAGGCTGGATAAACTGCGTTTCAGCACAATCAATACGGAAGGTTTTTCCTGCACTGGTGCCATGCTCCAATAAAAACGGAACACGGTTAATGCCATCGTCTGTTTCTGCTAATTCGTAAGGATTAAATTCATCCAGCCAATCCGGCTCAACAAACGTAATATCAGCTTCAACAATGCCTTTTTTCATAGCTGTATATCTACAGCCGCCCGGCTGATTGCGGCGCGATGGCGTATAGCCAGAGATGTTTTTAATAGAGAAATCTTCTACGCAAATACCTTTGCCATTGATTTTAAACAGTGGCGTATTTTGTGCATTGGCAGGAACCGCCAATTGCGTATTCTGTAAACCAAACTGTGCTGCTGCATGCGACATAGGAACTGGACGGATATAGTCGCCCTGCAATTGCACATCAAACTCAGGATCTTCACCTGCTTTCAGTGTTAAACCGATTTGGCCACGCATCCGCTCAGACTTGATCACATAATCAAGACCATCTTCAGCCAAATGACTCACACAAGCATCTAGCATAATGATTTCACGTTGAGTAGCAGCCGGACGATAGATCACCGTACCCGCCACACTATCAATCACTGCGACCATGCCACAGGCACGTAGAAAAATATCGGCGAATGGAACGACACCGGGAGTACCGGAGGGAGCTGCATCCAGCTTAAAATTCATGCTGGTAAATGCATTTTGGATGCGCACTGGCACATCTTGACCGGCATCGCCATCGTATTGTTTTTCTTTCTTATCGCCATCGTACGCTTTGTAATCAACGCCACGAGTTTTATAAGCACTTGCCCCTGTTAGAGCAGCGGCCTCATTAGGATCGGTACGTTCAGCGGCCAATAGCCATATTTTCCGCTCATCATTTTGTTGCGGCATGATTTAATCCTCTAGTTAGATAATGTGTTTAAGCGATGCGGATCACATCTTGATAGGTATCAACCCACGCGAGCAGCCCACCGCCTGACTCTAGCGGCTGCCCTTTAATGTATTGATAAGGTGCATAAGCCTCTGGGCGTTGCCAGCCCAATAAAGCGCTGCGAACAGCAGAACGTAAAATATCCAGCTCTTCGAGTGTGCGTGCATGTAAAACCACCAGTTGTTGGCAATCAACTTTCTGCCCCGCACAATTCAAATGTGCGGGCTCATGCCCCACCCAAACGCCAGGCAAAATCAACACGGAGCGCGCATCTGTGCTACTAGCACCCAAGGCACGGCTCACATCAATCTCTAGAGCGATACGGTAACAGCCCAAAGCCTCTTCATAATCCGATGACATATCAAGCACATCAAAGCCCACAGCGGCTTCTAATGCATTGCCTACCTCGTCTGATAATTCAGTCATTTCCGCATAGCGACTGGAGCGAATAACTAATAAGAAAGTAATGCTATGCGCTACATTGAAGCCTTGGAATTGCCGCACACCCGCATTGCCAATTTGATAAACCGCATCAGGAAAATCACGGTTATCACCTGCTGTTTCTGGATAGACTTGGCCCAATGGGAAATATGGCAGCAGCAAAGCACGCAAATCACGGCTAAAAGTTGCTGCCATTTGTGGAACTGAAAGATTATTTGGCTCTAAGACTGGAATAGTGTCTAACTGTGACTGCAAGCGCTCTAACAAACTGTTCATGCAGGTGTTACCCCATATTTAGCCAAAGCTCGCGCTGCACCACGAGTAAAATAATCCAAAAACATAGGCGCGTTCAGCTCAAAAGCATTTCTTTGAATCCAACGAGCACGAATACCAGGATGAACTATTGCACGCTTTAGAATTATACCCGCATCATTTGCTTTTCTAATTTTAGCAGTAGTCATCCTCTGGCCATCTTTCCATGCTCTTAGCATATGCCGATCAGTCCCCTCCTCCAACCAGTGCATTTTATAAGCTTGCAAGCGACGACGGGGAGTAGCCACTAGCCCACTTCCCATTTTTGAGAGGTTAATGCCATCTGCCACTTTTTTAACTGAACCGACAGTCAACGCCATATCTTCATTTCTTATCCATTGGTGACCAATAGACCGCTTTAAAGCACCTGTCCTAGTGGGTATACCTGCCCTCATCGAATAAGCGACAGGATTAGCCATATCTAGCAAACCTCTTTTACGCGCTTTTATTTTTAAGTCAGTTTGCAAGCCCTCAAGTTGGCGATTGAGCTGCTCAAATTGGAAAGTTTTGATTTCGACCATTGGAATCATAGAATTAATTTCCCCATGATTTGTAGCTCACGATGACGCTGTTCTGGATCAATCAGGGCTTTAATCTGATATACACTACTACCGTACAGCACACGATCATCTACTTTCACATCATCTCGGAAACGCATCAGAATTAAGGCATGCTGCTCATTCAAGTTTTGCTGGGCTGCAAAGTACTCTTTCCAAGCACCTGCATTGCTGCCTTGCTCAACTCCGGCCCACACCGTTGCGTAAGTTGCCCAACTCTCAATTTTTTGCCCGTAACTATCTTGAGTGAGCTGGTAGCGTTGCAAGCTCACTAACTGGCGTAAACGAGCAGAGCGCATTAGCCAATACTCACTAAACGATGAGAATCCAAGAGCCATTGATACCCTAAAGGTACATCTCGAATCTGCAAAGGACTCGATGCTTCACGGTTTTCATACCAATGCGAAGCGATTAATAAAATGGCCTGCTTGACGGTAGGCGGAATGAGTTCAACCCCCAGAACCATATCCAACCATACAGCGTCAGGCCGACCATAGACCGTCGGCAACAGATTTTGATTCGCACACAGCAAGCATTCGCCTGCTATAAAATACAAGCCACCCTCTAGGGTTTGTTGCTTATTGGTAGGATCAAAATACTGTATTTGCCTTATCTCGCGGCAATCAGGATGCAAAGTGAATACAGAAGCAAAAGTAGAAAAGCTAAACCGCACTGCTTGCCGTGCAAAATAGCGGCCTGTGTAATGCTCTGCATCCGCTCTGGCAGCCTGAATAAAACCTGCTAACTCTGCTTTTTCTGGCCCTGTGTATTCATCATCACCCGTAAATAGACGCAGATTGCGCGCTAATTCAGTGACAGTGACGGGTTCAAGCTCAGGCAAAGCAAGCAGGGTTTTCATTAAGCTTTTACCGCAATCTTAGCTTGAATCAAACGAACAGCTTGCGCAGGGCCTACCGTAGCCTTTTCGCCCTTGTTATATAGCCCCCACGCTTTTTCAAACTGCACTAGCACTAAAACTGACGCCTCGTCTGTAGGCTCTGTGACATCTTGAACCAAAGTAGTAGTAGTTGCATCGCCTGTAGAAACGGCAGCTGACTGTAAATTCAAAGCGACAGCATCCGCCAACTCTTTAGCCGCCTCTTGAGCAGTTTTAGCTTCTGCCATGATTAATTCCCCCACGCAACGCCAGTCAGCACTGCGACACTAGCATCATGACGCATACCAAAGTCGTTAGAACTCACTGCACGAATCAAGGTTTGGTTGCTGGTGAAAGCGTTTTTCACAGCGCCTGACACTGGATCTGTGTAGCTGGCTTCTGTAGAGACTGCAATCGTGATACTGCCCGCTTCGCCAATGACGGCATCCGCAAAATCAACAATATAGATTTCAGATTGATTGCCGTTTAAATTGCTTGGCACTTGGGTAGTGATAGCCACGGGTTTACCGCGTAATTGACCATTCGCCAATTCAGGGAAAACACGGTTATTGTTGCCATCACGCAATTCATAAAGAAACATTTGGACGGTTGGGTTGATCACCCAGCCTGGCTTAAGCATGCGCACGTTTGCATTACGTAATTTCAGCTCTAACTTCGCTAAATCACCAGACACTTTAGCCACCGTGGAACCGTCTGATGCTGCTACTACATTGGCAGCCGGTGCGATATGGCGAAAACCTTTAGGAGTGTTATTAGCACCATCGCCACGGATATACGCTAAATCCTCACGTAGCCCCATGCTATTGACCATATCACCGACAATCAACTGCTCAACATTGGGGTTAATATCGCTATAATTGATCAGTTGGTTGCTCACTGGTACTAGAGTAATCATGTGTTTAGCGCTCAGTGACAAGTCACCAAAAGTCGGCTCTGATACCGTACCGTCTTGCGTTTCACCCACATAATAAGACGTTGCACCACCTGTCATTTTGGGAACAGTCAAATTGCCATTCGGCATTGGCAAAGAAACAGCGCCCATGCGCCGCACTACAGAGGTTGGCGTTAATAGTTCGATAACATCGCGCATAAACGCTTTGGGTACCAATACACCACCAGCGGCAGCTACACCTGTATTTAAGGCCATTGCCACATCAGCATCGCCCAAGGTAGTTTCAGCATAATGGGCGGCTTCACGACCACCACGACCTGTTACACCAATGGCTTGTACCATTCGAGCCAGCTTTGCACCTTTCACTTCGGGCTCTTTTGGCTGAGCAGAATAACCATAAGCAGTGCCAGCATTGCTCAGCGGCTTAGCCATTTGCGCGGCCATTTGTTCTGCTTGCTCCATTCGAGCAATGCTGGCACTAACTTTTTCAAAATCGGTTTTAATCGCTTCAAATTGAGTAAGCTCTTCAGCAGTCAATTCTTCGCTGTTTGCTTCTTTACTTGCCAGAGCCTGCGCCTGTGTATTCAGGGCAGCGCGTTGCTGGCGCAGATCGTTAATATCTGGCATGTCAGTTTCCTCGTTTAAAAAGTTGGTAAAAATTAGAGAGACATTTGCATGGCTGCGGCTTGCAGGCGCACGCGAGAGGTTTTACTGGCCTTCGCGGCTTGGCGTTGGCTAGCTAATTGACTGGCAATTTGATTGACTGCATCTTGTGGATACTGAACTTTATTAGCTAAACCGATTTTTAAGGCATCAGTGCCACGATAAAGACCTGCTTGAGTATCTTTGACGGTTTTAACGGATAAGCCACGGTATTCAGCAACTTTTTCAACAAACAAGCTATACAACTCATCTAAGCCTTTGTTTAGCTCAGCAGCCGCTTGATCAGTGATGGGCTCATACGGTGAAAGGTCATTTTTGTGTTCGCCACGGTAGAATGTCGTGACCTTCAAGCCTGCTTGATCAATCGCTTTACTCAAATCAACATGAGCTGCAATTACACCAATAGAACCCACCCCGCCTGTTTGCGGGATAATGATTTCACTCGCAGCAGCGGCAATCATATAACCGGCTGAATAGGCTGAAAAATTAATGATGGCTGTAATGGGTTTGACTTGTTGGGCTTGATAAATGCGCTCTGCAAAGTCGAAGCAGCCGACTGCTGCACCACCGGGCGTATTCATATCCAGCACAATATGCTCCACAGCATCATTGCTTAGCGCTGCATCCAGCCAACCATTCAGCTTTTCATAGCTTGTAATTTCCATACACTCAGCATTCACTTGGCCTCTGCGCGTAGTCAAAATGCCATGAACTGGAATAACGGCAACTCCCTCTGAAGTACGCATATCAAGCAGCGCTGCATCTAAATCTTTATAACGTGGATCTAAAGCCTGTACTGAATCAGTAGCCACCTGCCCTGTTAAACGTGGCATTAGCGCTTGTTGAACTGCATCTAAGAGCATGGGCGTACAGAGCAAAGGTGTATTAAAAAGTTGGCTAGCTAGAAAAGGATAATTAAGCTGTGGCATGTGCTTGCTCCTTGATTTCGTCCAGCTCGTGCTGAAGTTTTGGATTTTTTATCGGCAATGGGTTTCCTGCCTCAGCCATATTCAAAGGCTGCAGATAAACATCACCATTTTTGACAGGCGTAAGGTTTTCGAGGCGGCGAATGTCATTGACCGATAGCCAGCCCCATTGGCGGCCTTGTGCATAAGCAGTAAATCGTGTTTGCAGATCACCACGCATCAGGCCAGATACATTAAATTCGATGTAATGCCCTGCTTTGCGTTCATCGGTTGTGAGGAGATCACGCATCATGGCGCTCTCGTGACGACGCAACCAGGGCAGCAAGGTATAAATCACGAATTGCAGACCTTGGTGCTCAATATTGTTATTAGTAGAGTGCTCTAAAAGCTGGATCATGTGAGGTGGAATATTATAAAGCCGAGCCACTTCACCAATACCATGTACACGACTCGCTAACAGTTGTGCATCTTCATTACTCATGGCAATGCTTTTGAATTGAATACCATCCTGTAAAACCGCCACTTCACCAGCGTTATCAATACCACTGTAAAGGGTTTTCCACTGCTGCTTTAAGCTCTTAACCTGCCCCTCTTCGAGTGACTTCATTCCCGCTACATAGGGCCGCTCTAGCACGCCTTTTATATGTGTACCATTGGCAAAAACTGTACCTGCATGCTTTTCGATGGCCAATGACAACCCCAGCGCTTCTCTACCTGCAGAGATTGGCGATAGGCCGGTATAACCATTGGTACTAAAAGCGGCAATATGATGCATTTGGGAAAAAGGCACATTGGTTTCGCCAGTTTCGCGCAAATCGAATACTGGGCGACGATCCGAGCCAACCTTTACATCCACCTTAGCTGGATCTTGCGGGATAATCGCTGTGACCTCCCCTGCCGCATTACGCTCTACTAAAGCAAAGGCATTCCCTCGCAGCCCTAAGCCACCTTGCATAAATTCGCGGTACTGAAAGGCTGTTTGCCAGCCGTTTGGCGTGTTATGGATCAAGTCATAAACAGGATGATCATTAGCGCGCTCACGACTACCGTTATCATCTACACGTCTATAAAGATTGCAGGGTAGCTGGGCAATAGACTCAGCTAGTAATTTGACGCATGCATAAACGGCAATAAAACCAATCGCAGTTTCTGGTGTGACATAAATACCCGATGCACTACGCGTACCTCCTCCCAAAGCTGCCAAAAGCCACGAACTAGGATTGCTGCCAGTGCTGGGTGGTTTATCGCCTGAGTGTTGGTTAGCGCCAAATAAGGCAGGAAAAAACATACTTAACTCGCCTTGCCCTTAAGGAGAGAGACAATCAACGACCAAGCAACGGCTAATAAGCCTCCTATCATCCATGCATGTGGCTCAGAGATTTGCCACACACCATAGACTAAAGCAGTCGAGCCCAGTAAGCCGACTAGGAAAACAATGATATTGAGTAACATGCAATTCCTAAAATCCGCCCAAAGCTTGGGCGGAAACTGTAGAGAGAGGTTGTGAAAACTCAAAAAAAAAGCCCATCACGATGACGCGACGGGCCTTAAGTGTTCCCTGCATTGGTTGATTAACAGGGATCAGGGCATTTTGTGCTGTATAAATGAAAACGCCCAGAGACTGCTGTAACAGTGTCTGGGCGCTATTTCATCCGAATTATAGGAATTTATACTCTTTTGCTGAGTGTTTTGTCAATCACTGGCTAGATTGCAGTGGAAACGCAGCATATTGCGCAACCAGTGGGACGCATGTTCCATGTGGAAGCGGTCTGCAATCAGGCCAATTTTGTACTCTTACCGCCGTAAAAATTAAAACTACGTGAACCTACAAATGGTAAATCCTCTGCCTGTGCTAACGAGTGAATACCTAGTGTCAAAAACAAACTAAGAATGATTTTATGCATTTCGCCCTCGATAGTTTTTTAAATCAAACTGCTATTATGGCATTAGTGCACTGCCCTATCCTATGCCTTGCTCAAGATCAGATGAATAAAGCTTAATGATTTTGCCTTATAAACCTACAAAAAATGGAGGCTGGCTTTAGTATGCTGTGCTTTTAAATTAATAAATAAGGAACTATTAGTGGAGCTGAGTTTTTTAGAGAGGGTCAATTTAGTCTATGAAAATAACAACATAAAGTTTTTGGTAGTTTTTTATTAATGGCTTGCTATATTTTTTATTTAGCTATTTACAGTGAAAGCGAAAGATTTATGAAGCGATTTATGCGTAGAAATCGCTACTAGGCCTAAATATAAACAGAATCCGCATAGGCTGATTCTGCTGCATCGTCCAGATTTGCCATACTGGCACCCACTGCCATCATTAAAGATACAGCCGGGTCAATTTTCTCAGAGGATTTTTTCTTGTCTGGTTTGACATTTTCGGAGGGATCGACCACGGCAACGACATTGCTCATGGCCCACCGCAAAACAGGATTACCATCATGTACCAAACCACCCGACAGATAAAGGCGCTCAGTCTCTTTCATGGCTGGTGACATAGATTTATAGCCTTGCCGCATACCTCTGAACTTGCTATGCCAGACATCATCAAGGTCTTTTAGGAATTGATTAATTGCCCAATCATCATAAGCAATCACACGAATCGGCAGCAACTCGAATAACCCTAATTGAGTGCATACACCGTCCACATAATGCCCTACTAAATCAGCAGTGATAAAATTGTAGTTAGTGACATTCCCAGCTGTGGCGATCAACCACCCCTGTTCCACCCATTGATCATACGGTACCTGACGCTCTTGTACAGCAGGGATAATGCGCTCTTCTGGTATCCATGAACGCGACCAAATGCGCTTTTCACCATTGGGCATGATAGCTAACAAGGTTAGGCTAGTAAGGTCAGACACACTAGCAAGATCTAATCCACCATAAACTTCCACTGCATCAGCTAGATCTTCAAGTCGATACACCCTTGCACAGGCATCCCATTTTTCTATAACCAGCCAAGCAAAAGCATTCGACATCCAGCGATTAAAGTTTTTTGTGAGCACGCCATAGCGGAAAATGGGGCTATTGCAAGCTTTGGCAACTTCGGACTCTAAGTAACTGTATTTGACTGAGCCACGAGTAATCGGTTTGCCGTCGGGCTTATAGCCTATTGTGTATTCGAGATTGGGGTTGGCTTTAATCCAAACTTGTGGATTGCGCCAATCATCGTCGTCATCTAGGGTATAGATAATTGCAAAAAAATTATCGTCAGTAAATTTACCCTCTAGCACATTACAAGCGTATTCACGCTTTTGCAGACAAATGCTTTCCTCTTTGGGCCGAGCCGCTCCAGCTGTCGTAATCGCCCATAGCAAGGGCTGCGAACGTGCACCCATGCCGGACATGAGTACATCGTAAATCTCTGGCGTGGAATGAGCATGAAGCTCATCAACTAAGGCTCCATGCGGGTTTGAGCCGTCAATGGCTTCGGCAAGGCGCGAAAGCGGTACAAAAAAACCATCATTCGAGGGCGAGCCAATATAGGATTCTGAGTCTTTGAATTTTAAATGCGATTTAAGAGCTGGGGCATAGCCTAGCATTTTGCGGGCATCAATCCATAGGCGCTTGGATTGATCACGAGTGGTTGCAGCCGCATAGATTTCGGGTGCACCTTCATTATCCATACGTAGCAAATAACCACCAATGCCAGCCAATTTGATAGTTTTTCCATTTTTACGTGCTACTTCCTCATAAACCTCACGATAACGCCGCAAACCATCTTTACGCTTCCAACCAAACACAACACTGATAATCCAGCATTGCCACGGCTCTAGCTCTATGCGTTTGCCGCGCCATTCACCCTTATAATGCTTCAAATAGGAAAACAGCACCAATACCCTAGCCGCTGCATACTCATCAAAGTATAAACCGCGCTTTCCGGCTTCTCTGCGGTCACGTTCATCACGCTTCACCGCCAATCGCACCCACTTACAAGCGACAACCTTACCTGATAGCACACCTTCAGCATAAGCACGGGCAGCGGCTAAATTTTCTTTAGCGATGGCGAGTTGGGCGGGTTTCATTTGTTAGTCTTCAATTTCGTCCAGTGAACTATAAGGCTTACTAACTTTTTTTGAATTGACCTGCACTTTAAAATAAGTCCATGCTCCTGCATGCATGCCCAGCATCTCTATGATAATCAAAACATTTTTGGTATTTTTTATTAAAATCAAAGATTTTTTTAATCGACAATCCGGGAGACTCAGCAAAAATTAAAAAGGATGCAGCTAAGAAAACCATTATAAATAGCATAGCTGAAAAAATAATCTTGAAGGATTTATAGCTATTAGAATTTCGGTTTGATTTATCCATGATAAACGGCTCTATAGGTTTTTCAGGGTAATATGCATAAGAAGACTTTACTACTTGAGCATTGGACTTCGCTATATACGCGGATGTTTTCTTAGAAATACAAGTCAATTCTTTTTTAAATTCACTCACATAGCTGCTTCCAACAAAGTAATGAAGTCCGCTTCAGTTAAAATCCTAATACTTGCACCTTCTTGAATCAGCTGCTCCGCTTTGATTTGTTTAGAGCTGCGATCTTTGCCTTTTAGTTTTTCTGTATTTTGAGTACCAATGACAAGCAAGGTAGTTTTTTTGGTGATATTGGGGGAAACATCACAACCTACTTTGGCTGCCATCGCTGCCATTTCCCGACGCGGAATAGTGAGTTCGCCTGTAAAAACTACAATTTCACCAAACAGAGCTCCATCTGGATTACCTTCCCCTTTGATACTCAGCGTTTTTTTGTTAGATCCTGAGTAAATATTAATAATCGGTATTTGAGAGTAGCTTATCCAGTGTTCTAATGGCTTTTCTGAAGTATTTAAAGCGGCAAGTAGAATTTGCCCAGCTGCACGAGCATCTTCTAAGGCGTCATGATGTTTAAATTCTATATGGAGATAATTAGCAATATTAGCTAAACCATAGCCATGATAGGCAAATTTTTCCCACGTTCGACGTGCTACTTTTGCACTATCTAACCATTGGCAACTAACAGGCAGCGCACCTACTTTGTTTATTGCTTGATTAACAGAGCTACGGTCAAAACTGGTATGGCTCACCATAATTGAATTAGCCATATACTTAGATACAGTAGGCAGCACTTCTTTGAAAGTGGGTTTTCCTTGCACCTGCGCTTCTGAAATCCCATGTATTTCTTCATTCACCCAATGAAACCACGTTTCAGGATTAATCAACGAAGACCATGCATCTACCTCAACCCCATTTTCAAAAACAACTAATCCAATTTGGCAAATACTACTCAAATCAGGATTAGCGGTTTCCACATCAATAGCCACAAAGCGCATATTTACTCCTCCCAGTGATGTATGCGCTTAAATTATGGCACTTGACGAAATAGCATAAAAGTTATACTTTTACCGAATGCAGCAAAAAACTGCATCAGGCGTGGAAACCTGTTTTATCCGGACGCACAAACCGCGTTAAGCGGTTTTTTTGTGCCTGCTGTATAATTGCGGGTACAAAAAGTCCTTTATGTGGGACTGTGCGGGGCAGCTTTCGAGCTGGCCGACTCCGGTTCGGTATTTCCACCCCTGCACAGCTCCCGCACTTAATTCGTGGAAAAATTAAAGCGGGTAGTTCAACCTAAACCGGAACTACTACGATGAACGATTCATTAATTATTGCTCAACCTGAACTGACTATTATTAATGGCGCTGCCTTTTGCACAAGTCTACAAGTAGCAGAGAATTTCGATAAGCGCCATGCTGATGTATTGCGTGATATTGAATCGACAATTACACAAGTTATTGATTCTTCCGAAGAACGCAAATCTGCGTTCACCGAAAACCTCTTCCAAAAAGCCAGTTACACTATCACCAATAACCTTGGTCATGAGGTCAAAAAACCCATGTACCTACTCACCCGCGATGGCTTCACCTTACTAGCGATGAGCTACACTGGTAGCAAAGCCATGCAGTTCAAACTGGCCTATATGAATGCATTTAACCAAATGGAAGCGACTTTAAAAGCCATCCTTGAAGAGCCTGAAACGATTAACCAAGACCAGATCAACTTTCTTGAAGGACAAATCGACTTGGTTGCTGGCTGGTTTCACCAAGGCAATGCTACACACTGGCTCAATAACCTGCTGCGCTTCCACTTGAATACCCAGAGCATCAACACGATTCGGAGTGCAGACTACCCAAAAGCACTGGCGCTCATTGAACATGCTCGCCAACAAGGTACGGAATATCTAAAAATCCGTATCAAAATTGAAGAAGAGATCATCAAAGACTATCTATGCCAAGGTATACCTTTCACAGGAACACTGAGCAAAAAATTCTTCCAGCAATTCAAGCAACGACTCCCCAGCCGCCCCAACTGGAAGCAAGTTGCTGCACAACTGGAGTCTGTATTATGAGCCCATTAGAGCAGCAAGCTTACCAAGCCACTCGTGAGCTATTAGCGGAGGGCAATTTGCATATTTGGTATACCATTATCCGCCAAGCCGAAGTCGGTATGTTAAAAGCCGCCTTAGAACTCACCGATGGCAACCAAACCGAGGCAGCGTTCATCTTGCAAAAGAACCGCTGCACTGTACGTACTCGCATGGAACAGTACCAACTGAACTAAATGAGGAGAGGCACAAGGACGTGCTTTTACTCTTCACTAGACCTTTTCCGCCATGCAAGAATAGCATTAAGCCAATCAGCGCCCTTCCAGATCATCACTATTATGACGGCTGCCGCTATTAAACTGTAGAACTTAGAATCTTCCATACCTGCAATCACCGCTACTATTGCACCAATTGATACTTAGTCGAAAGTACTTTAAAAATCCAACTCACCCTGCCCCGGATTGATAGCATGCATGGCTATACGAGCCGGAGGGGTAAGCCCCAATTGCTTGGCATAATTCATAATCGGCTTAAGCAACTTATTCCACGCTGTAAAAGTACCGGTTTCTGCTTCGTAACCAGTTTTAGTCATTTGGGTCATGCCTACTATTTCAAGCTGATTATCCAACTCGATAAAACGAGCCAATAGTGAGCAATAGATACCCAATACATCCCGATCCAGTTCATTGACTATACCTCGATTACCCAAACTGGGGGCTATTTCAGCCCAATGCTTTTTGGCTTTGTCCGTGAGATAGTCAGGGCACTCCGGTAAGAGATCCGGTGGAGCGTTATTGGTACTTGAGCTGGCATAATCTTCCAGCCGAATGATATTGGTTTCACTCATTTTTTCTTGTTCGGTTGCCGAACCCCCCGTCCTGTTTGGCGGTTTTCTTGCTGTGATGTGTCCGACAAAGTGCTTGCCAGTTATTTTCATTCCAGAATAAAGCTTCATCGCCCTTATGTGGAATGATGTGATCCACTACATTAGCAGAGACCACCCGCCCTTCCTTGGTGCAATCCACACATAAAGGGTTCAGCATCAGATAGTGCAAGCGTGCTTTTTGCCACGCAGCGCCGTAGCCACGACGATTTGCAGTTTTTCGAGGAGCAAGATCAAGGGTTGAGGTATTGAGCGTCTTGTAGCGCAGATATTTCATCAGATCAGTATCTTTTTCAGAAACTCACTTAAACCCATGCTTTGCAGCACAAATAAACCAATAGCACCTAAAATAATCCACTGACCACGACTAATCGTATGGTTCAAAGTATCTAAGCGTTGTGCTATACCTTTCATGTCCAAATGCTGCTCATCCTGACGGTCACGAATCGAATTAATTTCCGTCCGTTGCCTGTCCATGCGTTCCTCAATGCGAACGAATCGCGCTTCTTGGCTTTCGTTGTTGTCCATTATTCGCCTACTCGTTAATCAATGGTTTACAATTGAGTAATTGCGTCAACCGCCTTATCAAGTAGGCTTTTTTCAGCTAACACTGTAGTAACTGGCGTAACACCATACTTTGCATCAAGGCGCTGGCGCTGGTTCTGAAATCCTTCTTTTAAGCTTGCCAAAGCGATCTGCTCCGACTCGTTGACTAACTCTAATTCTTGGTAATAGCTCTGCCATTGGCGATCTACTTCTGCTTCGATTTGCTTACGCTCCGCTTGGCATTTTTGCTCAGCTTCTTGAATGCGGCGGTTTAACATTTCTTGCTTGTTCACTTGAAAACTCCTGTTTGAAATTACTTATAACCGTGGCGGCGGTCATCCCACCGTGCATACATACTCCATAGGTTGCCTGCGATTGATGCCAGCAACAGCAACGCCATAATGCCTAGCCAGAGCTCATAGTTACCTAATTGCTCAACTAAACCAGCAGTACGTTCAGCAAAGCCACTGACTTGCTCACGCAGTTGATCTGCTTCAGTAATAGCGGTTTCTGCTTTATCTTTATATTCCGAGGCTTTAGTGACTAGATCAGTGAGCTCATAAGTAGCGCCAAGGCCAAAAACCTTGGCAATAAGACTGATGGTATTGCCTTGCTGGATACGTGATTTTGCTAATGAATCGAATTTTGGGGTTTCACCACTGAGCTGGCGGTATGTCGCAAGAATGGCCGCTGCATAATTTTTCTTGCTGCCTTTGTCACAACAGCGAGGGCCGTTGTAGCCCTTTGCAAATTCGGTAATCGGCTTTAAAGGGTCAGGTTCGGTGCTAGCGTCCACTAAATAACGATCTAAACCGTTTTTTTCGACGTATTGGCAAAAGGCTTCAAGCTGGTTATCTTCATTTTTGTGGAAATCCTCAACCATAGCTTTTGGGCTTAGATAACCCAGCAGTTCGTAGTGGCTGGCCAATATTTGCGGCTTGCCAAAGCTTGCACATTGCAATGCAAAGTTTAAAGCGTCATCAAAACCACCGATATACTCAGCTATAGTGCAAACTACTGCTTTAATACGCTGCCATTCAGCTATTCCGCCCTTCCAACCACCCGGCATACGATTGCATAGCTCAACGCCCAACTCAGCACTGATAGCTTTAAATTGATCTGGAACCGCTTGCTTTAAATTACGATAAACCAAATGGCGCTCTAACAAAGCCTTGGTACTACCATCACGATTGAAGCTTTGCTCGCCTGACTCTTCGATAAAAACCGCTTGAATCCAGTGCACATCGCAACCAAAGCGGGTAGCAGCTTCAGCATAGTCTTGTGCATCTATCGCTTCAGCTTGCTTGTTTTTGCAACTGTTTAGCCAAGCATCAAAGCATTGTGCATAGTTGACTTGGACTGGAGTTTCATCACTAGACGATTGCAATGCGTACCCTGCTAATTTTGCATCATTATTCAAGACAATGCCGCCTGAAGGGATTACGCCTGTATTTTTTCGGTCAGCAATTTCAATTTGGGGAGCCATAGCGAGCCTCTTTGACAATATTGTTTTCGATGCGATAGCCAATAGGAGGGTTAAACAGTATGCCGTTTTGGTTATCTGTATAAATTTGGTTATTGAGCAAACTTACATCGCGGAAGATCCCGTCTGTACCCATGATGCCGTCGCAGGATTTGGCCCACTTGTGGCCGTGATTAGGTGCATAAAGGCGGCAATTTTTGACGTAAAGGTCGGTTAAAACCGGATTTTTTCCTTCAGACCTGGTTTTATCGGCTTGGTAAAACTGCATAAAATCACGATGCAATTCGGCATAGAGCCATACTTCCAATGCGTATTCAGCCGAAAAACCGACGATGCGGCTATTGTCAGCCGTGCTATGGATACCATCCCCGCTCCAATAGCTGATTTTCCCACCTACCACCACTAACCCTTCGCCTCTGTTGATAATCCCCATGTGTACCCTCTCAAGTTGTGCTTGATTAATCGTTATATGCAAGGAGTTAGGGCAAATGGCTATGCCATTGCAAATAGTGGCTTTCCAAGCCTCTTTGGTTGTTTCATTGACTTGACTGCTTAGGATTGGCTGGTCAATTAGTGCATTGGGGCTATTGAGGATGGCGATTAAGGGAAGTTGCTTGCCCTCCCCTAATCCACTGATACGCAATCCATTTTCACCAGAAAGCTCTATAGCAGGGCAATGATTTAGGGTAATGCGTGAAGGAATACCGCCTACAACTCGGATCCGACCTGACTGATTTTGGATTACAAGCGGCTGATTCTCAGTTGCCTGAATGGTTTTCATAGTGTCCTAAAGCAAAAAACCAGCACAGAGGCTGGTTTGGTGTTGTACGAAGGAGCATACCCCCCCCCTAAATTCTGAAAACGCGAAATAAAGATTGGGGACGTGGTCTATAGGAAAAAAGGCTCCAGAGATTTACCACCCCCTACCCTTATCCAACCCCCAGAAACGAAAACGCCCAGAACAGTTTGCTGTCTGGGCGTGATAATCGCTGAATTATAGAAATATATACTCGTTGCCTGAGTGCTTTGTCAATCACTATGCAACGTTGCGAAGCCCAACACGCAACGCTTGAGCTAAATCAATGGACAGTCCTAACAAGATCACTGCTGAATCCTCATAAACTTGCTCAAACCTTGCCGCCTTACTCGCACTACAACCCATCACACGCGCTATCTCATTACGTGAACCAATATTTAGCCGTACTTTTCCATCCTTACATGGCTCTAATAGATCCCCCCATGCGAGCCAGAACACGGGCCGAACATCCTTCAATGCATGGATAGTAAATGAATTATTCCGCTCTAAACCTTCGACATAAGCCAAGCGCAAAAACTCATCCATTGAACCCTCGCGCAGCAAGCGACACCAACCCAGAACAAACAAGTTATGCAGTGAACTTAAACCACTAATAGCACCTAACACATCCTCACGACTTACTTTAGCTACACGACGACCACCCCGGCTGCCAGACTTAGGCATACCTTGGGTACGTATACGTTTTGCTTGGCGACTATCACCTTGAAGCACTGGTGAGCGTATCGTAGGTGGCTCAATAGCAACATTGCTTACCCGAACTGATGACGGATTCAACAATGATAAAACCCCCAGACTATCAGGAACATTTTCTACCCAAGGCATAGACCACCTTTATTGTTGCTTTAAACGAAAGGCCCAATCAATCCAACATTGCCCGAATCTCAGCTAAGCTACGTCGTGCCTGATCAGCATTAGCAACTCTTGGCGCTGCAGCTTGCCTAACAACAGGCACTGAACTATGTAACTGCACCCCTGCCAGCTTATACGCCGTCGCTTTAATAGGCTTACCATCTCGCAAGCGCTGTACCTTGCGTATATCAGAAGGAACGATCTTGCCCAACATCTCTGCATCCTTCACCCGTTTTTGCAGGCTCAACACGGCACTAAAGCGCTCTAAGCTCAAAGGCTGGCAACTACCCACCAACTGCCCATTCTCAACACGCCCGCCCGCATGAAGCCATGCCAAGGTGAACGCATCAAACCCCGGATATTGACCCACCAGATCAACCACTAAGCCCACCCCATCTCGACGCTTACCGCTAGCAGTCAAGCCGCAAGCACTACCACCACTGTTCGATTGCATCATGCTTTAACTCCTAAAGAGGCGGGATCAACCCCACCTAATGCTGCCAAGCGCCGTAATGCTTCTTGATCACGCGCTTTATCCACTGCTGACGTATTTGCTGATTCACGCCTCACCTCCTCCACACTCTTGTAACTGGGATGCGATGCGACCCCATCAGGTTGACGGACAGGTAGTGGCTTATGGGTGGGCTGGACGGGCTTATCCACAGGCATGGCCTTGGCGCGTAACAACGCTTGCAACAAAGCCCGTTCCCACTCCCCTTGACTCCGTAGCCACTTAGCCGGATACCGCTGCTGTGCCTCTGACGTTGACCAAAACATCACAAACTCCGCAAACGTGACTGCGTACAACCGCTGATGCTCACCCGCAATATCCAACATGCTGCGTTTAGCCATCGCTTCAAAAAACTCAGAGGGCTTCCAATTCGGAAACATACTGAAACGATCCGTCGCCTGATTGATAGATTGATTGATAGAATCTGTATATGGTGCGGCCTGAGCGTTTTGCCTACCTGCGGCCTGTGCATCTATACCACTATAAGTATTTGTATTCATTGGCTTTTCAGCCTGCGGCTTAGGTGCTTGATCGACCTGCGGCTTAGGTGCGGCCTGTTTTTGGGCGGAAAAATACGCCTCACAGTTTTGTATAAAAATTGGAAAGCGAAAGCGTAAGTGGGTTTTATGATCACCCACATTTTCCAGCGCACCGGCACGAATCAATTCATCACGGACCCGATGCATTTTGCGATCATCAGGGCGACCTGTGCCTTGCACGCCAGACCGAGGCGCAAGGTAAAGTCCTTGGCTAGCGATCTCAGGCCATGAAACACCGTGACCGAATGCCTCACCGTTTGAGCGCAGCATGAACTGACGTAGGTACACATAAAGGCGAAAAGCTTCATGCGACAGCCCGATTAGAGCATCTAGCTCTTCGGGTAACAGAGTGACGTAGCCCCTCATACTTCACCCCCTACCGGAACCGCTGTCCCACACGGCACATACAACTCACACTCACTAGGGCAAGACCGCGGTAGCAGCACATCCACCGCCTCCGCATTGTCGCAAGTATTCTGGTGCAGGCAGCGAAACAGGCAATCTTTACAAATCCACCGGTTCGGAACCGTTTGGGTTGGCTGATTCATCGCTTAACCTCCAGCACCTTAAAGCCAATATCCCAAACCAAGGGATTATCAGCCCACGTCATCCCTGTTTTAGAACCGTTGATCGAATCCCACAGGCTAGCGAACGACAGACGCGGATCAGCAAAGCCCTGTGTGTGACCGCTATAATCCCGCCACAACCCCGCCCCGGAACCGTCGATACCCTCATTCACCGCCTGCAGGGCAGTGATCGACTGCAAGCGCACACACTCTACCGACTCCACTTCCAACAGCACGCGACTTAAAGCACGGGGCATAAACATCGCAGGGCGCATCTTACCTAAGCGCACACCCTGCCTTGTTTTGTGACGGATCGACTCATCTGCAAAATAATAAATAGGATCACCCGCTAGCAACTTCGACGGCTTATACGCATCCGCGTCAAGCGGGGCGGCATACATCTCTTTGACCCAAAGCCGCGAACCCACTACCCCATAGGGACAAGTAATATATTTGGGTTTTAAATCATTATTGAAATAGAAGCGCCAGCGGCCTTGATCAGCATTGAATTCCCAGTCAGTGGCTTCTTGAGGAATCGATTTAGTGCGGCGTGTATGGTTTTTCTTAGACGCTAATAGCGCCAGCATCATGCTAGCGCCAAAGGAAATAGGACGTTCGCTCATACCCCCACCTCCCCCGCCACACTAGTCAACCGCCCACACACCAGCGCCTGCTGCTCCAACAAGGATTCCAACAGCCAACTTAAATTCGTGATACGGGAAAATTGAGCCTCAAGCTCGTCGCGGTCTTCGAATAGGTAATTAATCGCTTCGATTAAAGCATGGGATTGAGCGGCGTTAATACGAGCCTGCTCTGCCAACTCCGGTAGAGTTGCAGTAGGCCGAACGGTGAATACGTTCATGATAAGGTTGTCCGTGTTCTGGTGAGTAACCAGCCGACACCTTATTCGGTCAAAAATAATGGTGGCGGCATGCAACGGGTTGACCGACCGGAGTACACGGAATCCGGCAAGCCCGAAGGCTTCCCATTGCATACCACCAAAAGGGAAACCTTCAGGCGTAAAAAAAGCACCTAAAGACTTTGGTGCTGATGCACCGTGTAACTGATTCAGGCGGTCAAACCCGGCACTGGATTTTGCCAGTGCACAGGTAGCATAAGCCGGATGGAGGGAGGGTGTCAAGCAAGCAGTCATACCGCCACCTTTGGTCTCAATACATCTACTATGCTGGTACGCCACTTTATTTGTTTTACTGGTGTACCATTTCCATGTTTCTTACCTGTATCCAACACCTCAGCAACTTTTTCACCCCGCTCTGTCAATTCATATTGTTTTTTATTTTTATAATCACGAAAACTGATAACAAACCCAGACTCTTCAAGCAACCTATTCACTTTCTGACCCGACAGCCCTATTTGCTTCCCAATATCTGATACGGTTAATAAAACATCCTTGCTCTCTGCCAATAAGTGTGTCGCCCCAATATTCTCCAAAACATCAACTTGAGTAGTTTTGCAGGTCGCCCTGTTGGCCGACAATAAGGCTTGATTCCCCTTAAAAATAACTTTTGCAACAGACAGATTTGATTTGAACAAACGGTTAGCCTGAATCAATGCACCAATTTTCGCATCGGCATTCATTTCAGAAACAGAGGAGACCTCAGCTTGATAAGCCCCTGCTTTACGAATCGAGGGCAACACTTCAGAGGTCACCCATTTTCGGAATCGCTTAGCCACTGGCTTATCGGATCGTAGAACAACCATATAAAAACCAGATTCATTGATGATATTCACCTCACCCTGACGCCCTAAGTCAAACTTAGACCGTTCATCATCATCAAGGCGACTAGCAATCATCGAAGGATTACTCAGCTCCAAAATAGTGCAAACATCAGTCAATACAAACCAAGGCTCACCCTGATCATCTTGAATGACCCGAATGTCACAACTATCAAAGCTGAACGGAATAACATTACTCATAAACGACAGCCCTCCATCCCTTCCAATGTGTCATCATTCAAATACCTTATTGTGGTCTCTCATCAATTTTGGATTGATCAGATACGCCAACCAACACTCAAGCCGATTAAACGCTCCACTATCTGACGACAACTCCATTAGATCGTTATACGCAGTTGTGAATGAATACTGATAACCACAAACCCTAACTTCTATCATTTTCCAGACCCATTGATATTCAGGCCAATCAGACTCAACAACGACACATTTTAATAAGCGCTTGTTATGAGCAGACCGCCACGCGCAAACCTTTTTTTCTATGTCGATTAACAACGCTTTTTCAGCGTTATCCAAGGCCTCAGCAATGTCACTGTTTTTTAAAACTGTATAGCGATCTTCTCGTTTAAAGCTCATACCCCACAGCCCACAGGCGCTTGATACAACCAAGCGAAACCCGCCGTAAAATGAGGCAAAGCAGCTTTAGGGAACACATGGATTTCTTGCATAGCACGCGGCGCTTGATGGATTACCACTGGTTTTGGCTTCACTGGCTTTGGCTTCCCGTATAGCGCCCAATGCAAAACAAATTTTTCCTCTAACGCCTGTATCCCTAACGCTGTGATCTTCCAAATTCCCCGCTCGTTGACAGCCCAGCCCACCCGAGAAAACTTCTGCAACGTCGCAATAATCGATTTAGCAGACACCCAAGCACCTGCTTGCACTACCACCGACAAACTAGGCTGACTCAATCCATTCGGATGAAACGCCAGCGCACTCAACACCCGCTGATACATACACATCCTAGCCACGCTCACCACCCCGCTTACTCACATACCCCGAACAGCGCACCACCTCGTTCTTAAGGCCCCGTACCGGAATCACCACCGTATTACTCGCGCAGGCATGGCGCGCACTCGTGCTATGCAACACCGGTTCCAGTTGCGCAAAATCACGCGCAAACAATGATTGCAAATGTGTCTACCATCTAAGGGGATGGTCTGAGTTGTCATTGTTGGTTTAGACATAAGCACCTCGCGGGTGAGTGGATTAACTTTAAAAAGGACTTTTGCGACGCTGCCGAGGAGAGGAGGAGTCAGGAGCGCTATACCCATGTGTGCAAAAGCCCTTATTAAAATTAACGTGCTTTGCGGCGGTTACTACGCAACCGTAGTGACAGAAACCTTTTACCCAAGCGCTTGGATGCACTTAAGCCACGTTGTTGCTTTGGATAGGGATAAATAGTCCGTACACTTAAACTCAACACCGGCTTCTGGTGTTGCGAATAAAGCCAATGCAACAATTTTTCAAACACATTCATTTCAAATCCTTAGTTGTTTTGAACCCTAGTGGGAGGTGCGGCCTATTCCGCCCTCCCCCTTACAGGCTGGAGGTTCACTCGGGTTTTATTCATAGCGCGGTTTGTTTTGCTTCACATCCATTCCCCGTGGAGCAGGCAGACCGCGTAAACTGCCAAGAACGCCCTCATGCGAGATGAGGGAAATTTCCGCTATACTTAATCACCCTGCTCAAAAGGGATTAAGATAAGACAAGGAAACCTATGTACGCTAAAATTCACTATGTTCATGACGAACCAGATGACATGACGCTTCGGGACTATCACATCCCAAAAGGTCAGAGGCTGCGTGTGGGAGATGTTCTGGAGCTATCCTCCGGCTTACACCACGCAATTGTAGAGATTCGACTGGAACCCCCAAACGTTGTGCTCGCTGTAATAGGATCTGCTCAAACGAAGGAGGAGGCACTATTGATAGCGCGACAAGAAGGCTATCTGAAATCAGATGTACCGCCTCTCGCCGAGCCTGATCAGCCGTAAAATTCAAATGAGGTGACATGACCCGCGCTTTTGCCTGTAATGAGGGAGAACCGGATAGCACCATCAACGCTTGAGTTAATAGATTATGCAGCGTTTGAGACGCTGCTAAATCAGGATGCGGTTTTAGATTAAAAACCCGATTCTGTGCTTGGATTACTTCTTCACTCATACCTTACTCATCCCATTAACTCCGTTTTCGACCGATTAGCTGGGGTAACTCGCTCTCCCCTACCAATCGGCCAGACTCTAAATATTCATCAACCAGCAATCGCAGGATTACCGACATGGGCATCTTCTCTTGTGTGGCTTTCTTCCTGAATTGTGCTTCTTGCTGGTCGGGTAAACGCAGCATTGTCACTGGATGCATCCGTGCAACCATCTGTTGGGTTCTCCATTGGATTACCCCCCTGTTCTATTTCAAAAAACTGATGCCATTTGATACGGCCACCTGTAGCAGCCTCAAAACGTCTAGCTGTGCTATGTCTAGGCATAAAAATTTTCCCGTTTCTTCCATTTAGAAGTACAGAAATAGTCGATTGCCTAACCCCAGAGACTCTGGCTAGCTCACGTTGAGATCCGACTAGGTCGATAGCTTGTTGAATGGCTTTATTCATTTTTTTATTTTGATAGTTTTTGCTATCTAAAGTCAATAGTTTTAAATATTTGATTGATGATAGTTTTGTTTATAGGCTTGCTAGCATGAGCACATTTGGTGAAAACGTAAGAGCGGAGCTGAAAAAACAAAAGCTTTCGCAAAGAGACTTGGCTGAATCTATAGGCATCAGACAACCATCTATTGCCAATATATTGAATGGAAAAACAAAAAACCCTAAACATGCTTTCTTGATAGCGAAGCGACTAGGGAAGACCGTTGAAGAGCTAATGGGTGATGACACTGACCTTTTAGCTGATAATGGTGAGGATTTTCGATTAGAGCGCATCAAGGCGTTGGTCATCCAGCTAGATGACCGCAGCCTTGATAAAGTTTATGAATATGTGGAAACATTGGCAGAGGCTCAAATGCTAAAAAAAGCTAATCGCCCTGTGTCTCGTTCTGGCTCTGATTCTGGTTCTGAATAACTTCTTCAATAAAAGCGATCACTTTTAATTTGTCGTGATTGCTTAATTCTGAAATTCTATTAACAAGTATTTCAAGCGTTTCGGCACGCTTATTCTCGTTTTGCTGCATGGAGCAACCCCCTGTTACATATTCACCAGCCCTTTTACTAATTGTAATTATTTTTTACTAGGACATTACTCAGAAGAATTACGTTCAGTACATGCATTATAGAAATTTCCATATTGACAACGATAAAAGGTGTCATTCAAACGATAAATGAACATAATTTGCCCCATCGTTAACTTTAGAGATGTATCAATGTTGAAACAACTTTAGTGTACTAGTTTTAGCATCTGTGATTACAGGATGTGCAACAGTACCAAGGGGCTCAACTCTATTTATAGAATGGATATAGAAATGAAAAAGCGCGTGCAGCTAGCTATCGAACAATCTGGTAAGACTCAAGTACAAATTGCTGATGATGTTGGCGTAACTCAACAAACTGTACATCAATGGGTAGCTGAGTTTGCCGACAAAGGAACTCTACCCCGACATAATAAACTAGATAAGTTTTGCGCTTCCACTGGCGTCGCAAAGACTTGGCTAGTTAGCGGCATTGGCGAAATGAAACCAGACGCCGCCAAACTGGCTATATGTAAGGCTATAGAGGGAAAGCTGCATACTGCCAAAATGTCCGATCTAGTCAAAATCATGGCGATTCTTGAGTAACGCCAAGTATTTTTAATATTGCCTTAAGCACGTAGCTTTTTTGGTTTTTCCCTAATAGGCATAATTAACACTGATATAAGGCAACTTATTAAAGGGAATCCGATTGATTGAGATAATTGAGATATTACACCCTGCCCAACAAGGAAGAACTAATCCATGGTTATGTAAAGGTGAGGATGGTTTTCTTTATTACGTGAAAAGCCATCGAGCCACTCACAAAGGTTTAGCCCGCGAGTGGCTAGGGGCGCATTTAGCCAAGGCATTTGGCTTACCAACTCCTGAATTCATAATTGCCAATCTATCCTTGCCTCTACTAAAACTCTACAATGATCTCCCCCTGAGTGCAGGTGAAGCATTTGCCTCCCGCTTAATGCCCCAAGCCACCGACTTTACCTTTGATCACATTGCAGCCACCCCAGAGGATCTTAAAAAAGCTATTTTTTTATTTGATTTTTGGGTGCAAAATGAAGATAGAACCTTGTCAGCACTGGGTGGGAATCCTAATTTGTTATGGTGCAACCAATCAATCGTCGTGATTGATCATAACCTTATATTTCCTGAGACCTTTAGCTTAAAAGACTTTATGGATACCCATGCTTTTGCAAGTGTTTGTAACCACTTATTCAGTGATATGCTGCAACGCAAAGACTATCAAGCTAAGCTACACTCAGCTTTAACAGTCTGGCAATCTGCATGGATCACCATGCCGGAAACATGGCAAGAAGGCTGTCAACTTAACGAGGACGAGACCAAGGCGAGATTAACGGAAGAAGCCGACGGCGCCATTTGGACGAGATTAATCCAATGAAATACCCTTGCAAATACAACATTATTCGCTTTCAACCTTATGCGGAAACCGATGAATTCGCCAATGTGGGTATTACACTCTACTCAATTTTAACCAATACCCTCTATTTCAAACTCTTACAGCCACAACAAACTAAGCGGATTAATGGCTTTTTTGATCAGCTCGATAAAGACATTTTTAAAGAAAGCATTCGGGCACTTCAAAAAGAGCTAGAGCGAGTGGAAGCACTCGTCCGCACAACCCACAAACCACTGGATTTATACGATTATCTGACCAAACCTTCAGATGGAATGATTCGCTATGGCAATGCACGTGCCAAGCTGACAAATGATCCCACAGCAGCTGTTGTAGAGCTATATGAATACTATGTTAATCACAGCTTTATTAGAGAACCTTCACATGAAGACCTTATGCAAAAGCGGCTGCAACAATTATTACAACAGCGCCAACTTGATCATATTTATAAAGAACGAGTATTAGGCGACAAAGTATTTGAAGTGCGTATTCCCTTCGTCACCGAAGAAGAGAAGCCTAGGATACTCAAGCCGATTCACTTCACCCACTCCCAATCTAAAAAACTGATGGATCACGGTTTATATTGGCTAACTAGTATGGATCAGCTTTTTAGAAAGCGTTTAGCGTTGCCCGAAAAAACCTTATTCGCTTACCAAGCTCCTAACTATCAAGACGGTGTGTTAAGGGAAGCGTTTGAAGATGTAAAAGCTCAAATTAAAGAGCGCGGTATCAATTTGTTGTCTATTGAAGATGAGCCAAAAATTTTGAAATTTGCACAGTAAAAAGATTGGTTTTGGCAAACACAACTATAAAAGGCAAGGCTCGATGGCTAGTAGGAAAAATTACAGCATTCAAATTAGAAAAGGTATCTTTTCCGAAGAGGAATGCTATCAAGCGACTGTTTTAGAGTTCCCTGATTTACATGAATATGCCGATAGCCATGCAGAAGTTTATGATTTGATCATCGACTCTATCGAAACTACTTTAGAAATTTTAGCAGAGAAAAGTCGTCCTGCCCCATCGCCAATGACTGTTTCTTTGGTAAGTTCATCAATTGCTCAGGAAAACAATTGATTGAGACCGTCTTGAATAGCACTCGCTACCGGTTTATTCCTATACCTGCAACAGCAGATTAATCTTCAACCCGCCTAGTGCGGGTTTTTTATTGCCTTTTATATTCACTGGAAACTTTAGGAGGATGTGTTTCGTCTATTTTGATAGTTTTAATTATTGACTATTGATAGTTTTAACTATAAATTTACATCTTCAAGGACGATCAACCGAGCAGGACGCTCAAAACTTAAAAACAACAACAAAGGAAAAGACATGAAAGCACTAACTTTAATCGCGCTCTTCGCAGTAGCAATGAACGCTCAAGCAGGCTGGCACATCAGCCAGCCCACTCCAAGCGGCAGCTACTACGAATCGGCGGAATTTAACGATGCGCTTTATGCAAACAGCGAAAGCTGCGAGCAGCAAGCCAAGCGCACGGTGCAAAGAGCGCTTGGCAACATTGAAGCCATGTGCCAAACGACAGAGCAGCCCATGAACTGCGTCATCGAAAGCATGCAAGCAATGGAGAAAGAACTGGTTTCAGCTTGCCTAAAGGGCAGTCAATGATGGCCTCCCTCCTGCTAATCGGAACCTTAGCGGGGCAACCGGCAATGAATGCCGACGTTCACTTGATTATAAGTAATGTCAGTTACAGAACGCATACAAAACGCCTTGAGCTACCCGCAGGTACTTACAAAGCTTGTGCCAAGCTAAAAGACCGAAAAGCCCGCTGTCGCACGGTGCTCGTGCAAGCGGGAACAGACAGTACGGTAGCAATACCGCTAGATGCAAAGGATTAGGAAATGCAAGAGCAACATCATAAGAGCAGTGCAGTCGACTTATTCAACGACACTCGTTCAAGCATAGAAAAACTTTGGATGCCATCTGCAAAAGAAAACCTGATCAAGTTTTGGAAACACTACCAGTCTACCCAGAACACAACAAATCTTAATCCTTATTTGGTCGGCGCTAGCAATGCTACTGAGAACCAAGCCATTCGTGATGAACTAGTTTTCTTAGCTGATCTCAGCACCCAGTACCCGACTCTTAAAAATAGCCAGGAGCAATAAAATGCCAACTGAATCACAAGCAAAAACCATGTACTGCCCCATGACACGCGGAAACTATTGTCTTGCTAGCAAATGCATGGCGTGGAATTGGAGCACACATCTAATCCTACAAGTTAACACGCATCCTATTGATTATAAATTACGCCATCTAAATTCAAATAATACCTATGAAGGCGACAGAAATAACGTAGAGATTCCTGTTGAGCTGCTGAAAGAAAGCGCATTCCAACAACCACCAGGGGATGGATGGAAGTTAGAAAAAATATTCTTTGACTTTTCAGATGGCGAAGGCTGGTTTGCCAGCTGGACGCGCACAGAAGACCATTCACGCCTAGGCGATTGCCGGATGCTTAAACCATCCCTAATTGGCATAGAAGACTGCTTGGCAGCCATCGCCGATAGCCTAGAAAACATCCGCACATAAAAAAAGCCGCTACAAGAGCGGCTCCCAATAACCCGAACGCCGAGCCGTGGAAAGTAAGGCGTTCAAGCAGAGAGAACAGTAATGAAGCTGGAACACAAAATCAAATTTATTGCAGCCTGCATAGCTTTAGTAGGCGCAACCCAAACGACCGCAGACACCAGTCAGCGCACCAGCACCGGCACAGTAAAAAGCACTGTTGGCGATAAAACCGTCTGGACAGAGGCCGCGAAAGCCTATATCGCCGTAGTGGAGCAAATCAAAGCCAAGGAGGGCAAATGATGGCTACTGACAATATTATGAGCCGCTTAGAAAAGCTCATTGCAATGGCCAATCAAACTGCCTCCCCGCACGAAGCTGAAATTGCTCAGCGGCGCGTCAAGGCACTAATGGCAAAGCATAATTTAACTGAAACAGATGTTAGCCATTCAGCGATTAAAGAAGAAGAAACTGACAAAGTTTATAACTATGCAGAAACCTTACCACGCCATATTAGCTATCTGCTTGATGTGCTAGCCGATGTGTTTGAGTGCCAAGCCGTGATTCATAGATGTGCGGCTTTTAATAAGACGTCGATTAGTTTTATTGGCATCAAAACAGATGTCATTATGGCGAAATATGCTATGGAGGTACTTAGCCGTCAGTTAATAAATGACCGCAAAAAATTTATTGAGCAACTTCCAAAAAGATACTCCCCTCAGAGAAAGACTCAAGAAGGCAATAATTTTGCGTCTGGTTGGGTAAGTGCTATTTCCGATAAAGCCATCTATTTACGTAGCTACGATGCTGAAAAACAAGCGTTAGTTAAATCCTATTTTGACAAAAAATTCAGCGATTTAGAGCCACTTAAAGAGCGCAAAGCTAGCGCCTTCAATACACTTGCAGACATTGCTGCTTGGCAAGCAGGAGCTGAAGAAGGCGAAAAAGCCCAACTCAATAGAAGCGTTGATAGCTCCAACGAGTCTTATTACTTGGAGGGGCAGGTATGAGCACGATCAACTGGTACTTAGTCTATACAGTGACCTCGTTCACACTGGCAATCATTATTACGGTTTATTCTGCCGTAGTGACAGGTCTGATCATACAGCAATGGGGTCTTCATGCACTGCTAACTAGTGTATGGCTACACCCCTTTCTTGCCGTCTTTTCGGCTCTGTTTACAATATGGTTTGTTCAAAACAATGCATTGATCAGCTTCCTAGCCACTACCAGCGCGACTTTAAACGCGCTGCTGATTTAGGAGGCCGTCATGACTGACCCAATCACCCAAACACAAACCAACATCTTACAAAAAGAGTTGGACGAACATCAACAACACAACCAAAGAGCCATCAAACTGTTGAAACTGGGCGGTGGCCTAACCTTTCTGCTGTATCTGGCGTTTGCTTTACATCTCTATCTAGGTGATCCCTTGAGCTGGGCAGCCTATTTCACAACGTGGCAGAGCACTATCGGCTTTTTCTTCATGCTCAGCATCATCGGGATGACCGCCCTTTTCTTAGCATGGGTAAAGCATCATGCTTATTTGCACTTTGGCTTTTATGGCTCAATCACCATGATTGTAGTCACAGTAATAGGTTTCGCCCTCTTTGCTGAGTTTTTCTCCAGCTCCGCCAGTCAAGACGCGAAAAGCAATATCGTATTAGAACGCAGCTCAGCTTTCCAAGACACGCGGCAAACTAGCATCGGCATAGCACCAGACGCCTATCTCACTGATAAAATCGCTAACGCGCGTCAAACCTTAGCCCGCTGCGAATTTAAACTCAGCCAGGGAAAAGAAAGAACCTGTGAAGGCGACAAAGGCAAGCTACAGGGCCTGCTCGACTCCGAACAACGCAGCTTGCAAGCCCAAATCCAAGCCAGCACAGCCAGCCAAGCCCTTAAATACGAACGCCAAGACCAACTCAAAGCGGATAGCTACAACCCAGTAATCGTGATGATGGCTCAATTCATGAGCTGGTTCTCCGGTGCTGACTACAAAAACCACATCAAAACCGCAGTAGTCTTTATTATGCTCATCGTTGCAGTCAGTTTTGAAATCCTCCACCACTTCCTAAGCACGGCAAAAGGACAAAGCACAGCAGCTATCAAAATACTGGAATTACAGCTCGCTGAACTCCAAAGCCAAAGTGCCACCCCTACTCCACAGGCAACACCTAGTATGCCGAACTACAAAACCTCTATTGGTTTTAATACAGCAGCACCTACGATTGCCAGTCATATCCCCAGCGTCCAACCGCTAGTTTTTAACCCTGCCCCACTGACACAAGTAGAGCCAGAATCACGCCCCATCGGTTTTGTGATTCCTAAAGCTGAATCCCGAGCCAAGCAAATTGCAGCTACCAACCGTGTGCACACACCCACGCACACTCAGAACACGCCAAACCGTGTGCACACACCTACACACTCTATGCAAACAGACGCAGCCGAAGAACAAATGCCCTTGTTTAGTACATACCTAGGCAAAGCACTAGCTAACGGCAAAGCCAACACAGAAGCAGAAGTCAAAGCGCACCTAGCCAGCATACACAGTAAACCTACTGCAACCGTGTGTACACACCCAATAGACCGTGTGCACACACCCACGAATCCACAACCAGCTGCGCCAACCGCCAATTCATCAACCTACAAAGATTGGTTAGCGGCCGTGCATGCTGATCAATGTAAGCCTACTGTGCGAGACACCCGCACATGGGTACAAAAGCGCATTGCGGGAAAGGGTAGCCAAGCTACTCGTAGAACAAGTACGCCAGTCGACATTGATGCCATCACGACTAGCCTATTTCAACGTGCAATTAAAGACCCAGCTAGCCACATCATTGCAAATCCTGACTACCGCCAAGGTAAACCCAAATACTTACTAGTGGAGACAACTCATGCTTAACCAAGAAAACATCCAGACCGTGTGCACGCAGCTACCTGAGTGTGTGCACACATCACTAAACACTCAAGCGGATACACACCGTACGGTTTATTACTGGAATGATGGCAGCCTTTACTGGCTACTTGAAGGCGAAGATGCTCGCACAGCAGAGCGTTACGAGACTTACGGGCAAACATTTAAAACCAAAGTCCCAAATAACTGGAGTGATGAGCAGATCACTGCGCATCTACAAACCGTGTGCACACAGTCTGAAGAGTGTGTGCGCACACCTGCACACGGTTAAAAACAGCTAATTAACTACTGGGCAGTGCAGAAGCTCTGCCCACTTAGATAAAGGAGAAATATGATGCAAACATTGCAACAGGTTAATGAATTTCTTGGTATTGAATTAAAACCAGAAGCATTTGAGAAAATTGGCTTACCAAAACCGGATGTAAACGAATTGACCAATGAGTATTTTTGGGATGTAGAAAATATTTCTTTAACTGCCTTATGCCTACTTCATGATTATTTTGGAGAAAAGCTTGATCAGCATAAAGGAGTTAAAAATAGTGATTGCTAAAAATAAAACAGAGCTTGCCGCCCAATTCGGGCTACAAATCATAAAAATCATGGGCTGGGAAAAAAACTACTTAAAAGAATCATTCATAAATAGACAGCACTTTTTGCATATCACCAAAGCAAATTACGGGTCAGCATCAGCGATGACTTTTGCCCTAAACGGCAGCCCGCCGCGCTTACCCATTTATTGTGAATTAGTAGCAGATCATACCGTTGATCCATACGGGTTGATAATCATAGACAATAAAGTCATTCGTCCAAAATATGATGAAAGCTTGTCTTCTAAGCGTTTTAAAGTCGAAAAAGCAATTTGTGACTTTTTATCTCTTTATTCCGAGCTAACAGATTAATCAAGGAGATAAAGCAAAAATGACTGAACAAGCTATCAATATCGAACTAAGAACCGGACTAAACCTTATTCAAACGGCAATCCAGCAAGGAGCAACCGTATTTCACGCAATTGGCCCGGAAGATTTGCCATTGCCACAAGAATTAATCGCAGATGCTGATGAGCAAGTGCTTATTAATTACTGCCCCAGCTGCAAGACTCCACAAGAGGATCATGATGGGCTAGGACTGCTGTACTGTGAAACTTGCGGTTATTGCAGCTCACTGCTAGAGAGTGATTGATATGGCAGAGCAAACCCAAATAAGCTGGACAGATAAAACATTTAACCCTTGGTGGGGTTGCGTAAAAATCAGCGCTGGTTGTGATAACTGCTATGCTGAAAAGTGGGATGCACGCTTCAATGGAAATCATTGGGGGCCACACGCAACCTATAAAACCATGTCAGACCATTACTGGAACGACCCAATCCGCTGGAATCGCAAAGAGCCAGGTAGTAAGGTTTTTGCAGGCTCCATGTGTGATGTATTCGACAACCACGCAGATCCCAAGCAGCGTGATCGCTTATTTGAGCTGATCCGTAAAACGCCAAACCTTATGTGGCAATTATTAACTAAACGCGCCAGTAATATTGAGCGCTTCCTACCCAGTGATTGGGGAGATGGTTACCACAACGTATGGCTAGGCGTATCTGTTGAAAACAAATCTCAAGGCTTGCCACGCATTAATATTCTCAAAAATATACCAGCGAAAGTGCGCTTTTTATCCGCAGAGCCATTACTAGAAAACCTAGGCACTATTAACTTAGAAAATATTCATTGGGTCATTGCTGGTGGAGAAAGCGGGAGACAAGCGCGTTATATGTTTTTTGAGTGGGCAGAAGATTTATATATCCAATGTAAGCAGCAAAAAACTGCTTTTTTCTTTAAACAAATGGGTGGTGATCAAAAGGAAAAGGGCGGCTGTCAATTAGGGCTTTACGGCGAAATTAAACAATGGCCAATGCTATAGGAATTATTGATATGCAAAATCAAACGACTGGTTATTATCGCGTCCAACTAACTGAATGGATTAACTCCTACTACACCGGAAAAACTAAACCAAGCCGTCAAACCATTGTTCGCCGCTTAGAAAACGGAGAGTTGCCCGGCAGCAAAAAAACCGGCTCTTGGGTGATTTATTGCGACCAGCATTATGAGCCGGTCTTCGTCGAAAACACACCAAAGCAGCAACCTAGTAACCGTTTTGCATTACACCTAATTAGCGAGACACAACATGGCACCTAAAGGCCGTGACCGCAAAAACCTTGATCTCACTGGCACAAATATAAAACCGGTCAAACGCCGATGGGGCTATGATTATTACTACACTATGCCGGATGGCAATCTAAAGCCCATTGTAGATGCCGCCGGTGTAAAGGCCACTCGTACTGAAGCTATTGAAGCTGCACATCAATTAAATGCGATTTTTAGGCCGTCCGGTAATATTGTTAATGCAATCATTGATCGACCTACACGCACACCAGCAAAAAGCCTTGATAACTTAAATCTTATTTTAGAACAAGCAATAGCTAAACCCGCCAAACCCTTTAAAGTTGGCGTGGAAACTTTAAAAGAAAAATTAATAAAGGTTGAACAATACAAGCGCGAATGGGGAGAACGCAGTATTAGCGGGATTACCACTCAAGATATTGCTGAGTTTTTAGATAAACAAACAGACCATGCTTATGTGAAACATCGCCAATTATTAAAAGATATTTTCGCCTTTGCCATTCAACGTGGATTTATTCAGCACAACCCAGTCGAACAAACCGAAAAGAAAAGCGAACCCAAACGTGTGCGCCAACGCCATACGACTGAAGGCTATCAGCAGATTTATAGTGCAGCTCCAGACTGGCTAAAACGAGCTATGAAAATAGCGCTGCTGTCACTACAAAGAAGAGGGGACTTAGTTAATCTTCACCGTGACAGTATTGATATGCAAGAGCGCACGATTACTATCCTCCAACAAAAAACCAGAAACTATGCCAACCCGATCTATATAAAAATAAAAATGGGCGATGAACTTTATACTGCGGTCAAAGAGTGCTTAAGCAGTGGTATACCATGCCCTTACTTAATTCACTACCGCCCCATTCGAATGACCACCAAAGTGCGGCAATCTAAATCCCATCCATTCGCCGTTACCTTAGATCACCTAACAAAAAGCTTTAGTGATGTAAGAGACACTTGCGGCGCTTACAATCATCTACCCCCAAAACTCCGCCCAACCTTGCATGACCTGAGAGCATTAGGCTCATACCTCTATAAAAAGGCAGGCTATCCCATCGAGTACATCCAAGCCTTGGACGGACACGCTGATGTTGCAACAACCGAACGCTACATAGACGGCCATGAAGCAAAAAAACCTGTCATCGTACATGCAGATTTAAGCTTTAAAGACCTAAAGAGCAGCTAAAAGAGAAAGTTTAAGTGGATGTATACGGAACAAATACGGAACAAATACGGAACACGCTATAAACAAAAAAGCCTTTCAATCATCTAAGTCATTGAAAGGCTTTAAGAATTTGGTAGGCATAATTGGACTCGAACCAACGACCCCCACCATGTCAAGGTGGTGCTCTAACCAACTGAGCTATATGCCTGTCGTTGAAGGCTGCAGAATATAACTAAACTTAGTATAGCTCGCAAGCCTTTTTTCAGTACTATTGTTTATAGAGTTGTGGTGCACGTGCTTTGTTAACTGCAAGCCCACCTCTACCCGGCTTCGTCGGGCGCGTGACTTTAAAGGGTGATTCAAACACAGCGACCACTCTACGCGCTACGGGTGCCGTGTTTAAGCTGGCGGGCCGCACGGCTACAGGTGTAATGCTAGCATTTAATACAGCACGCTGGAAAAACACAGCGGGACTAGGTGTTAACACCTCATCTTTAGCGCTATCGTCAATGCCCGCTAATTTATTATGGACTAGCATTACATTGCGCACATAGTCCTGCGTTTCACGATAAGGGGGTATGCCCTTGTATTGATCAACTCGGCCTTCGCCTGCGTTATAGGCTGCCAAGACTTTGGCTAAATCCCCATCAAAACGCTTCCATAGCCATGCTAAATAGCGTGTTCCACCTTTGATATTTTGCTGACTATCTAAAGAATCAGAAACACCAAAGCGCTCTGCTGTTTCTGGAATCAGCTGCATCAAGCCCTGTGCGCCTTTTGGTGATTCAGCTTGTTGGTTGTAGCAGGATTCAATCGCGATCACTGCTTTAATGACGGCTTCACTCACTTGATATTGAGTTGCATATTTTTTAATAGATGCTTGATAAGGTTCGGCACGCTTATCTAAGGTTTTTACTGACATGCGCGCACAAGGATGGGTGGCTGCCTTACTAGGATTTGCTTCAGGCTCACTAGCCCAAGTTAATGGCAACGCTAAAAGAAAATACACGCCCAATCCAAAACTCGCTAAGCGAGCGCTCATACTCGTCATACAGAAATCCATATCCTTTTTACTTCATTAGTAAGCGCGAATATAAGGCCTAATTTCCTGAAGTAAAGTCCACTTAGTTTAAGTATAGGTTTAGTTTGCCTAAACCTATCTACTTTTTAAGAAAGCTATCAGACAGCGAAGCTTGAGACGAAACGCTCAGTTCTCGCTATAATTCAAGCTAGACTGCCAACGGAGGAGACGGCTGGATGGTCAATAAAATCGCACTAGACAGCTTTAACTTAGCGAATTTACCACCTGAATTTTACCAAAACCCCTACCCTTTTTATCATCAGTTGCGCCAAGAGCAGCCGATTAAGACCATGCCCGATGGTAGCTATTTGCTGACTCGTTATGCAGATATTCAAGCCGTCTACAAAAACCCTAAAATCTTTAGCTCGGATAAGCAGCGCGAATTTAAACCTAAATACGGCGATTCACCGCTCTATGAGCATCACACTACGAGCCTCGTATTCAATGATCCACCGCTACATACGCGGGTACGTAAGCTGATTGCTGGTGCTTTGCATCCTAAAGCCTTAGAAAATTTAGAGCCTGGCCTGATTCAATGTGTCGATAGACTGCTCCATAACATGCAAGGTCACACGAGTGTTGATTTGATCGAAGACTATGCCAT